CCTGTTCAAATTTCTTCTTGAATCGCCATTTGATATTGTCACTGATAGAACGGCTTTCTTCCTGGGCAAAGGATGCCAGGATAGTCAGCATCAGTTCTCCTTCACCGCTCAGAGTATGGATATTTTCTTTTTCGAACCACACTTCAACGTCAATCTCTTTCAAGTGGCGTACCGTGCGCAGAAGATCCAAGGTATTGCGGGCGAAACGCTGGATGGACTTGGTCAAGATAACATCTATCTGCCCAGCTTCGGCATCTTCTAACATCCGCTGGAATTCCTGCCGTTTCTTTATCCTTGTCCCGGAAATCCCGTAGTCCGCATATACCCCGGCATATTCCCACTCCGGGTTCTTCTGTATGAGGCTGCTGTAATAGTTGACCTGTGCCGATAGGGAATGATGCATCCGTTCCGAGTCCACGGATACGCGGGCATAGGCTGCGACTTTTTTGCGCTGTCTTAAATTCGGTATACTTCGTTCAATCTTATGGATAGTCCGCATCAAATCAGCTCCTTTCGACACTATATATCACTCTGTTCGATACAATTATCAAGTGTATAAGTCCCCTGAAAATGGCTGATATTGGCGAATCATCGCCTGTTCGAAGTCCCGGTACTCCTTCTCGGTGATGAGCTTTGCCGCCATCATTTTCCTTGCCAAATGCATCGTCACCTGGAAGGTTGTTTCATTTTGAAACGACCTCTTATCCATGGCGTATACCTCCAAACCGATAAGCAATATAGCAGGCATGGGAGCAGAACTTCCGATGGCTGTTGCCATAGACGATGAATTTTTTTCCACAGGCCGGGCAGGTAAAAGTGTATACAGCTTTCCGCTTCACCAGGTCAAGGTGGCTGTTCCACCACTTGTTCCGGCATGCATCGGAACAAAAGCGTTGCCGCTTCCGCCTCGGATTCTGGGTAATGAGCTTTCCGCACTGTTCGCATACTGCTCCGGCTGTTTTGGCTACCAGACTGTGTCGCCGGCAGAACGACTTCACCGTGTTGATGGAAATTTGGAGCTGCATCGCTATCCTGCCATACCCTGCCCCATCCCGGCGCAGGGCAATGATCTGTTGTTTCTGTTCGTCCGTCATGATGGATACCTCCTGAAAATTTGGTCTTCAGGAGTAACAGGACAGAACGGCTATCGTTAAGTACTATGGAAGCAAAAAAACACGGATGCCCGTGATGAGCATCCGCTGATTGCAAATGATATTCAGTTATTTTCCGCGGTATTCGCAAACCAAGTCCACGCATCTCTGCAAATCTTTCTTGATGTCACTCTCCCAGAACCGCAGGACGAGCCAGCCCATATCGGTCAGTTCGTCATTGACTTCCTTATCTCGCTCGATATTCCATTTTAGCTTTTTACAGTATCCCTCATTGGCTCATAAATTTCTTCTGTTTTTTTGTATAATATTGATAATATTTAACGTTGTCTATGGTATGTAGTAGTAATTGGGCATATGCTTAATCATTCTACTAATCTGCAAGGAGTTCGCATCGCACTAATATAACTAATAAACAAAAAAATCTTCAAAACACTATCCTGATGCACGCCACCACTCAAACATTGTTTGCTAATAAAACTCATTAATGCGGTCATATAAAATAATAAATTATGACCTATTTTATTTCGCATGAGAATTACATAGTTAAACGCCGGTTCAATTATTGTTGAATTCTCAGCCATCGGTAATACTTTTATTGTAAGATCTAGATAATTTCGCCTTAATCAGTTGATTGATAGCATTTGAGGCACTCGACGAAAATCTAGGTCATGGAATATTACCCTAATATTCACATGTGAGCTGTGCTATAATTTAACTATAAATTTTGTCATATTTTGATTAATATTATTTACTAGCAGAAAAATAGATTACCAGGCTCCATATAATTTTAATGTTTATATTTATCGGGATTTCTATCTTTTGATAATTAGGAGGAATTAAGATGATTATGTTTATAAGTGATTTTTTATTTATGTTATATATTTTCACTTTTTTTATGACAGCAATTGTCCTTTATAAATGTATCAGGACAAAGAAAACGAAAATAAAAAATATAGCAATTATACTAATAGGAGTTGTATATTTAATATTCTATTCTTATGACTCCATACTAGTAGAAACAATTCAATGCAATCGTATAGCAGTATCAGATGCAGAAGGATTATCAGAAAAAGAAATTGTCAATAAAATATTAATTCACGAATTTGACCATTATAAATCCGAAAGATTGTTCACTAAAAATAAAATTTTTGATTATACAATTAATAGAATTGACGGACCAATAAAAATCAAGGACAATGATGGAATGGATAAGAATTATTATGATATATCATATTCAGTGAAAACCATAGATCCAGCATGGATTGCCGGTAATGGAAAAAATGAAGGCTTATGGGTAAATAACAAATCTGGATTTTTCGTTTTAATAAAAAATAATAATCAATATATTTTAAAGCATGTTGGGGGCTTATAATTATATACATGCACAAATTATTAGAAGACAGGATTAAAACAACAGAATCCCGATGAATAAAAAGGTTATAAACACATTCTGCGGTTTTAAATTCAAGATTTGCTTTCTTGATTTTCTATTAATTTATCATTATCTTATTTTTATTTCACTTTCGTATAATATGTCAAGGCCGGAATATTTTTGACCCATTTGGCCGGTTAAAAGTGACCCAATAAAACGGCAGATTCGCATTTTGGCCCTTTTAAGGCCGGAGGTTTCCCTGGCCGGAATGGCCAAGGCCGGGATTTAATACAGCCGGATTCAAGCCGGCTCGCAGCCTATCTTTCAAACGGTAGCTCTCTCCTTTTATGTTCACCACATGTGCATGGTGCAGCAATCTGTCTAAAATGGCTGTTGCTATCACTGAATCGCTCATAAGTTCACCCCAATCGCTGAAATATTTGTTGCTGGTCATAATAACACTACCACGCTCATATCTTGAACAAATGACTTGAAACAGCAGTTCTGCCTGCTGCCTGGTCAACTGCATGTAGCCTACCTCATCAATAATCAAAAGATCCGGATGGGCGTAAAATTTATATCGCCGTGCCAACATACCTTTTGCTTTCCTTTTCTCCAGGTCATCCATCAAATGGGACAGTGTAATGAAGTATGCCGTCTTTCCATGTTGCAGTGCATCCACCGCAAAAGCTGTAGCAAGGTGTATCTTTCCTACGCCAGGCGGCCCCAAAAGGATCAGGTTTTCAGCCCGTTCAATAAATGTCAGTGAACTGAGTTCCTGTATCTGTTTCCGGTTAATGCTGGGCTGAAAGTCGAAATCAAACTCTTCGAGCGCCTTCATCTCTAGCAGATGAGAAAGCTTCACCCGTCTCTTTACGGTCTTCTCCTCCTGTGCCTTTTTCTGCAGCGTCAGGAGCTGGTCCAAAAAGGAAATGAAACTGGCATCCTGCCGGGCTGCACTTTCCAGGCATGCATCCAACTGGCATGCGGCCTCAGGCATTTTAAAGTCGGCCAATAACTGACGTGCATGTTCCAGTTCAAGCATTGGCCATCACCTCTATGAGCCGGTCATAGGTTTTCAAAGGTCTTTCTGACACATTCTTCTCTGTACGGATTGCCACAGCAGGATTCCAGGCAACACCATTTTTGGCTGCCAGACCGTTATATTGCTGTACCTGTGGTATATAATACTCCTTGACATCCGTCAACGGGACATCCGCAACAGGTACGTTGTCCACATAAATTTGGACGTAGCTATGGTAAAGACGTACTTGTGCGTCTCTGCCGCTGTAACGCCAGTTTATCCCATAGAGATGGCCATCGAAGCTGACGAATCCATCTTTAGAAACCTTGCGAGTCTCCCAACGGTAACGGTCCCGTATTTCAGAAGGAGGCAGGAGATTCAAATTTTCTTCTGCCAGCATTTGGAGGGGGATTCTGCCCGTGGTACTATGCTTTTTGCTGTCTACGTGATGACACCACTGCAGAGCTTGAGCATTCAAATCAAATAGATTCGTAAAACGCCTCCCTGGAAGAAAGTTTTCCTTGAAATACCGCACCAGCCGTTCCACCTTGCCCTTGGTTTGAGGACGACGTACTTGGCAGGTCTTAGGTAAGAAGCCCATGTCGGCGCAAAAACTTTCAGAAGCAGGAAGAAAGATGGTCTTACCGGCTTCATGCCGCAATACAACCGTCTTCATGTTATCGGTGAGAACAACATCAGGGACCCCACCAAAATATTCAAGAGCATTCAAAATACAGCGATCCAGGCTTTTTAAATCACAACGTTTGGTGAATTCAACATATTTTGCCCTTGAATGGCTCAGAATCATGACAAAGGCAGGTGCCTTATGGATTTCTCCATCCAGATCGAGGTATTGGCAAATCCCCCAATCCATCTGATCCTGTTTGCCTGGAGGTGTTTCATAACGAGGGACGGCGGGAATAGACTTAGGTGGGCGAAAAGGCTGCACATAGTCTTTTATGATTGTTTTACCTCCAGAATAGCCTTCTGCCCATAAAGAATCGAGGATTACAGCACAGTTGAAGAGTCCATCAGCCATCATTTGGTTAATCTGCGGCTTAAACGGATCCAACAGTGAACTTCTCCTGTGAGTTTTGCCTGGAAGTCCTTCATTTTGTAAATACTTCTTAACCGTATTCTTCGAAATACCATTTTCTTTGGCAATTTGGTAAGCACTCTTGCCTTTTCTGGCTTCATCGCGTATTATCATAATAAGCCCACTTCCTATCATCTGGGACTACCTCCTAACAAGTTTGGCGCTTATTATTATGGTAGTCCGTTTGTTACGAGGTGGGTCATTTTTTTCCGGCCCTTTAGCCCGGCCTTAACATAATACAATAAATTACTGTTTTTTTCGTCCCAGAAATGCAATAATACTTCCATCTTTAGCAGCTTTATTTTAACAAAAAAGCTGGAGATTATACATTATATGCAATCTCCAGCTTTTATTTATGTTATTGATATGCTTCTGTCGGCAGCTCTACACTTTCCATATAATCCAGGCTTATATACGAACCTTTTTCATCTGATTCCCAAGTGCCATAAACAAAGCAACGCTGGCCTAGCGGACAATATGCACCATTCATCTTGACATTGACGGCATTGCCTTTCGTATCCCAAAAAAGCATGACTTGTCTATCAACCACAGTCTGAATTGCCCGACCTTTAAAAGCGACCTTCGTCCCTCTATCCAAGTTTGTAAACTCACTTATATCATTCATTTTATACTCTTCTAACTGAGCATTTGAAAGTTTCTTAACATTATTTTTATAGACTATTGGATCATCACTCACGGGATTCTCATGGTCAAATGCCTTATCTCTGATTTGTTCAAGTTCAAGCCCACCTTTTTGGGGATTTTTTGTTTTCTGTAGTGCTTCAAAATATTCCACAAAAGGATCTGGATCTTTGTAATCCATATGTCGCATTTTTAAAAATGGTCCTTTTTCATCCTGCATCATTTTACCAGTAACGCTAAACGATGTCCGGTTCAGCATCCTACCACTATACTTGCCTAAATCAACGCGAGTAATATTTCCGTTTTCATCCCGCATTTTATATATATTCCCAATTTCAAACTCACAGATCTCCCCGATAAATGTCGTTTCCTGGTCTTTTTCTTGCGCAGAAAGATTAGCAGCAAAGACGTTTCCTGTAATAGCAAGGCCCAGTAAGGCAACTGCCAACAATTTATTCGCACTCATAATTTCCCTCCTTTTGCTCATCCTTTAACATCCCTTGCCCGGAATCGTACGCACACGTTGAATATCCGGCGACCCATCTTTATGTTTAGTCAATGTATCGACACGAATACGGTCTAGTTCAGGCGCAAATTCTTTTAATGCTCTTTCCTTTAATTTTACACCGCGTAACATAGCTCTATAGAGAACTCCCGCCATTTCATATCTGGTCATTGCACGATGTCCGTCAAAATAACCATCCGGATATCCTTCGATAACGCCATTGCCTGCCAAAGTAGAAACATAATCATAAGCCCAATGGTTTTCTGGGACATCAGGGAAAAGTTGAATTTTGGACAAATCCAAGACATTGCCACTAACAGCATCTGCTACAAAAGAACGAAGATCATTCAATTCTTTTCGCAATTCAATTATTTCCTTTGCTGCTGCCACTCTGTTCACTGACACATGATTTTTTTGTCCAAATTTCCATGAAATGCTGGCCCCTATCATATCGTGCCCATCTCCAACTACTCCGCCAATAGAGAACATTGTATCTTCATTCGGACGATAAAAAGCACCTACTGCGACAGCGTTCTCGTTTCCATAATGCCCATAGCCAGTTGCAAAATCCCATTTTTCATCTGGATCAAAATCTAAGGGGTGTAACATAGCTAACGCAGCTGCTCCAGCACCTACTTTGTTAATTCTATTATCTAAACTATCCATTCGATTATTAATGTTTTGAATAGCCGTCGAATTCAGCCCAACCTGCTGCTTAACTGCGTATAATTCCGAACCGTTTACTGCATCCGTACTTCCCGGTCCTATACGTCCAGCAGCAACATTCGTGATAGTGCGTTCTTTTCCAACATCACCCACACTTACCGTGCCAACAGGAGAAGTACCGGAAATATTGCTATAGGTAGTACCTGTGCCAGGGATTTCTACAACAGATGTCCCGACTACTTCATTGGTTCGAGCGCCATTACCTAAGGCAACAGAATCCCTGATAGTTGCATGAGCATCATTACCAACAGCAATACTATTTTCTGCTGTCACCGTTGCCTGATTCCCTGCGGCAAAGCCACCTTTGCCCGATACCTGATTGCTGTTCCCTATTGCATAACTTCTTTCCGCCACTACAGTATTACCATCGCCAAAAGCTCCACCCAGATTTCCACCGATCTTATTGCTGTGGCCTACGGCAAATCCTGTCACATTCCCTGCATTGACCGCATCACGTTGAATCGTTGTAGCTCCGGGCTGACGTTCCTGTCCAATACTATTACCGCTGCCATATGCCAGCGAATCCATACCAGAAGCCACATTCTGCATACCAAAAGCAGAGCTGTTCTGTCCCATAGTAATATTTCCATATCCTACACTCGTACTATAATCGCCTGTTGCCTGGTTAGCTCCGATTGTTTGATAGTTTCGTTCGCGCTCTGTATTATCATTATCTGTTTCATCCACAGTATAAGTAGAATACCCAGCCCCCATTGCCGTGCTATAGCGGCCCGTTGCCCTATTAGAATCACCAACGGCTACTGCATGCCAGCCGGAAGCATACGTACTGGCACCTACAGCTGTCGTATATTCCTGCGTAGCCGTAGCCCGGTTTCCTATGGCTACCGCAGACTGACCAGCAACGGGATTAGAATCTGTTTCTGTTTTAAGTCCTGCAATGGCTTTATTGCCGATGGCTACTGAATTATAGGCATTGGCATGGCTATTATTGCCATAAGCCGTAGAATTACGCCGGTCTGCTACTGCCTGCCGGCCTACCGCCGTTGCGTCTTTGCCATTTGCCTGACTGTTATACCCAATGGCAATCGCTTGTTCGGCTACCAACCGCTGCGGGTCATCTGCTGCTTGTGAATTATAAGAAACCGTGGCATTTTCCCCAATCGCAATCGACCGAGTTGTATTGGCTCCGGCATTTACACCGGATGCGATGGACGCATACCCGTAGGCATGTGAACCTTGTCCCGTGGCAATACTGCCATTCCCCATCGCTTTGGCACCATCACCAACAGCAACAGCCGAAATGCCATCATTGTAATCGGCACTGTCGGTTGTATCTCCAGTCTGGCTGTCTGCCCCGATAGCAATGCCACGATATCCCTGTGACTGACTGTCATCTCCGATAGCCACACTGCTGGAAGATTTGGTAGTGGCATGATTGCCGATGGCAACGTTATTCGTTATATTCCCCGCTAGATTCAAAGCAACAGGAGTGCTATCGGGAATAACATTTAATTGTGCATCCAGTAGATATCCCTGAAGATTTCCCTGAGGATCATACCATGTTTTATAGTATTTATCCCCCTGTTTTACATATTGAAAATAGTCATACGTCGTCCCGGTTGGAGATTCCCTGATAACATTCATAGTTCCTATAATGTTTTTATCGTTCAGAGAACCTGCCTTCGAAAAATTCCCTATCGCTACATTTCCGTCGTTTTGTGCATTATCCTCTAGATATTCAGAACTATTCTGCCACTCTACGGTTCCATCTTGATGAACATGTACGGTACTGTAATGACTCGTTATTGTCCCTCCGTCCGCTTGATATCCAATGGGAGTTAAAGGTTGCGTATAGGCAAAGGCGTTCTGCATTCCGCCAATCCCCATTGCAACAGATCCTATACAAGCTATTCTAATTGCCACAATCAGTTTCTTTGACATATCTTTTTTCATCGCTAAGCCTCTTTTCTTAATAACATTTTGTCCAGTTTCTCTTTACTTACTCTTAATATTAGCATAAACGTCCCCCCCCACAAGACATTCATGCTAATAAAAAAGTAATATTTTAGAGTTATTTATCAAAATATATTTAAAATATTGTATTTTAAGAACATAACATTTTATATAATAAAGTAAATAGCACTATAGCACTATATTCAAGAAGAATTTGTAATTATATTAGCAGGACCATTGGAAAGCTACACAGAACCATATTGCTAGAATATGTAGATTGCAAATATAAAACACTTCTTATTTACGCGGGATATATTGAATATTATTATCATTACTCTGCATGCTGTTACTAAGTATAAAATATAATGTGACAACGCAATCAATTTATCAACGCTATTATAAATTAATAAAAAAGCTAAAAGGAAAATACGATTAATTATATTAAGGCAGCATAAAATTATATACAGTCCCAATATAATCATCATGAGACGGTTTTGTTGATTGTATATAATCTATTATCTTCCAGAATCCACCATCATTTAATACACTAACTCTACCTATGCTAACATATTTAACCAATTCGTCTTGATCATCATACAAAATAAAATCAACATATATAATTTTGTCATCTATTAAATCTTTCGCTTGATTAATTACATATATTTTTTGATTCCATTTCTGATTGGGTTCATAAAAAGATTTAGTTTTAATAGATAAATTATTATAAATCTCCTCACTCATATATTTAGAAACCGATTCATAATTTTCATTTTTAGAAACTGCTTTATTTAAAATATCCTCGCAATGTACATATTCTACATAAGAGGGCTTATGTAGTTTTTCATATAATCTTATAGAACCTAAAATATTATTACTTTGATGAATCAACAACAGTAATATAAATATACTAATTATCAAAAAAATTTTTTTCATATTTCCTCCTACTAAAAACTTTATAAAAATCCTTCTCTTTATAGTTAGAACGTTAATGCATTAACAATTTAATTATATTTATGGAGGATTAAAAATGGCAACTCTAAATCGTTCAAAAGTATTAGAATACGTAGATAAATATTGGAATCGCAGAAACAACCAATTTTTCGACTACGGAGAATCAGACTGTACAAACTTCGTATCACAATGTTGGAATTATGCTGGTATTCCTCAAACCAATAATTGGAAGCCTTATGATGTCCTAACGGGTAGATTCGGCGGAACACCATCCTGGACTGTTGTTGATGATTTTGCTAATTATATGGTAAATAATGGTATTGCAAAAATTAAATGGAGTAGTACTGAAGCAAAAGTAGGCGATATTATTCAATTTTATAATGAAGCCAGAGGCGGCTGGTACCACTCTGGTATTGTATCTAAATTTGATATTACTTACGGATTATGTTATGGCAGCAGCAGGGTTTGTCAAGAATTTTGTGTTTTTAGTTTAGCCCATCATATTTTACGATGAGCTTGCCGATTCGATCGTCAATCAGTAGCTGGTTCCTAACGGCAGGCCAGTTAGCTACGTGACCGTTGCCCTTCCATTTTTTCCTTTGGAGCTCATGAATCCGCAAATAGAAGACTTTCATGACAGCTTCGTCATTCTGGAAAGCCCCTTTCTTGGTGACTTTCCTGAAGCTGGAATTGATGCTTTCGATAGCATTCGTAGTATACATGACCTTCCGGACGGCCGGCCCATAGTTAAAGAGATGCTCTACATGACTGAAATTCCTTTCCCAGACAGCGATAGTACCAGGGAACTGAGTCCATTTCTCTTTGAATGCAGCGAAAAGTCTGCGAGCTTCGGCCACGTTTACGGCCCGATAAATGGCTTTCAGCTCTCTCATGAATTCACGACTTTGGTTCCAGGGAACATACCGAAGGGAGTTGCGGATCAGGTGGACAATGCAACGTTGAACAACGGTACCTGGGAAAATGGCACGGGCCCCGTCTTCAAGCCCACTAACTCCGTCCATGGAGATGAAGCCTACATCTTGGACACCACGGCTCTTGATTTCATCAAAGATCTGCATCCAGGCATGCTTGCCCTCGGTTTCATTGATCCATAATCCCAGGATGTCTTTATTGCCATCAATATCGTAACCCAGGATGATATAGACAGCCTTCTGTTTGATGGCTCTTTCGGTCCGCATGGAGACATAGATGCAGTCTACGAACAGGAATGGATAGAACGGCAGCAGTGGCCGGTTCTTCCATTCATAGACCTCATCCAGGATACAGTCGGTAATATGGGAGATTTGCTCGTGGGAGATGGAAAAACCGTAGATATCTTCAATAGTGGACGCAATATCCCGTTGGCTCATGCCACGGCCGTACATGGCCAGGACCTTCCCTTCAATGGAAGTGACATCTCTCTGATGTTTTTTTGATAATCTGAGGTTCAAAGGTGCTTTCCCGATTTCTGGGAATCTGGATGAGTACATCTCCCATAGAGGTTTTCACTGTTTTCATAGAATAGCCATTACGGGAGTTACCGGATTTCTCAGGATTTGTTCCGTTCTTGGGATATCCAAGATGATTTTCCAGTTCTCCTTTAAGAGCGGCTTCAAAAATGGGAGCAAAAATTTTCTTCAGGGCAGTCTGAATCTCTTCTACAGACTGTGGTCTGTACGTATCGTAGATAGCCTGACCAATTTTTTCTTCAGGGGTTGGGGTACGCTTTGCCATGATGGTATTCCACTCCTTTGCCTTTGTTCCCTTTCAGTATAAGGTATAAATCTATCTTGAGCAAGACGCTTATGCGTTTACACAAAATATTTTACACTCTCGCTGTTACATTCATATACCATTCTTTTCCTTCAAAAACTATTATCGTATTTAATTGTAAGATATCTAATCACAAAAAGTACCAATACAGAAAATTTAATAAATGTACTATACCGGCTTTTCTCATACAATCTTTTGCTTTGTATCAGCCACAATAGCTTTGACTGCTTGCTGCAGCAATGTAATATACAGCCTGTTCCGAATCTTCACCCACCAACTAGTGGTATTCTGGATTTCCGCTTCCAGTGGGTCTGTGAGGTTCTTCATCTGCGCTTCCACCAGCTTCTGGATGTCCTCCAGGTCGATGGACTTGATGGCCGCTTCGGCTTCGCTCCTGGCAAAAGATACAACAGTATCGGCGACGGCTTTCTTGATTTCTTCACGGTTCATAGTCATTTACCTCCCAAGATGAGTTGTTCATAATCAGTGACACCCCGGGCTACTGCTCTGGCCAGGGCATCCTGGGCATAGGCCAGGATTTCTTCATCGCCGGGATTAGTGATGAAGGCGAGTTCGACCAGGACAGCGGGCATTGCCGTATTGGTCAGAACGTAGAGTCCGTTGACGCCAGGCGTGGCAATTTTCACGCCCCGGTCAGTGGTATCGAGGGCATCAATAATTTGGCGTTGGATACAGTTGGCCAGCATGTTGCTACAGTAACTGCCAGCACAGGCCCAGGTTTCTGTGCCGTTAGCTTCTTCTGCCATTGCAGCATTGCAGTGGAGGGACACGAAAATGTCGGCATTACTGTCATTGGCTGCTTCACAAATTTCCGTCAAGCTGTCGGACTGGAGCAGTTCCACTCCGACTCCTGCGGCATTCAGATAGCTTTCAACAGTTTTGCTTACGGCCAAGGCCACATCACATTCACGCAGTCCCGTTTCACTGTTTACGGCACCCGGGTCGGGATGGCCGCCCGGCGCATGGCCGGGGTTCAGGAATACTTTCATTGCTTTTCTTCTCCTTTCTGATGAACGGCAGACTTCACGGTCCCGCCGATGTAACCGAGCAAGCCAGAAGCGATGGACATGGCCAGCTCGTTTAGGGTATAAAAAATCGCCAAGATCAGTGCCATGACCAGCCCGATGATGACGATGCAATCAGGGATATTCACTTTTTCAAACATACTTACGCTACCACCTTAATCTGTAGTGTCACTTTTGCATTCGATTCCGAACGCTCTTTTAAATAAGTGTATAAAGTATCAGAAATTTTCCCAGACATTGTTGCCCCTAAATCTGTGTCTATATTATATGTCAAGTCTATGATTTCCTTGATCCCCGTTCCTGTTGTGACTTCAGCCTTACAGGCAGCATAGCGCTGTTCTTCTTTTACCAGGAATATCATCCCTTTATTATCCGCATCCTCGGCAACAACAATCCCTTCTATCTTAGGACTGTCCGGACTCTGCGCTAAGGTCATCAGCAGACTTCCTAGAAGGAACTGTGAGCCTTGTCCTTGCAGTGTAAGGTTCACAGTCGTAAAGGGACTGGTGGGAATCAAAACTGCATCCGTGGCACTGACAATCATGCCATCACTAATCGGCATAGACGCAGAAGCATATTGATGATTCGAACTGACAGTGCCCTGTTCTTTACCATTAACTGTGATTTTCCCGACGTAATAATCATTGTCTGCTTTTAGGGTAATATCGAGCATATTTTGATATTCTGTAGCATACACGGCATTTCTATCCGTATCATATTGCATCGATAACTCTGGATGATTGCAGGTAATCGTAATTTTTTGATGGTCTTTTTGCACCAGGGTTATTTTCTTCCGGGTATCCCCACCAACAGATACGTTCGCTGTTCCTTCCACCAGTTCTCCATCGGCCGTATAGAACTTTTTTCCCCGAGCAACATCTCCAATTTCAGCTGTCGTATCGGACACTTCACAAAACCTTGCTTTGCCTCCCGCTGTAAGGGGTAATAATATGGATGGAACTTCCGTGTAATTAGCTCCCGCAATCTTAACATCAACCTTCATGGCTCAGTCCTCCTATTCAATGGTCAGCACTTTGGTCAGACTATCCTGGGATACTGCTACAGAGGTCAAGGAACCTGTCACTTTCGCTCCGTTAATATAGGCGGTTTTACCCGACACAATAGTACTCGCAGCTGCGGTAGCATCTGCCGTATCCACCACACTAGCCTTGCCGGCTACTCCCAGAATCGTCACACCTGCCTTGATGTTATCCGCGATCAGCTTGGCTTGTTCCTCGCTCGTGATGGTAACTGCGCCTTTGCCATTATGGTAGCCTGCCGGGATGGTATACGAACCGTCCACCTTGCCAATACTGCCACTGACAGCCCCATTATCTGGCATAGAGCCTGTCACTGAACCGGTTCCCAAGAATGCAGTTTTCCCATTCAGGATATCCGCAGATACTGCAGTCGCCCCCGTTGTATCATAAAAAGTGGCTGCTCCCTCTCCTTCTGCTAGTGGAATCGAAACTTGAGGGACTTCTGCATACACTACGGAATTGATTTTTACATTTTTCGCCATGATGTTATTCTCCTTTACTCAACCTTTAATTCATATCCATTGAAGCTAATTCTGCCATAGTTCGACGGAATGGCAGCTACCGTAACCCGCTGCAAGGCATCGTAGCCTGCATCTGGTCGGATGATTTGTTTCTCTTTATTAGGAATGACCACTTTTTTTTGATAATTTCTGGAAGGTACCACCGGCACGGATAGAATCCCTTGCAGAGTATTTATTCCCTTTATAGTGCCTTTATACTTATCCATGGGTTGTTACCTCTCCCGTTATAATAAACGGACTGGGTGGAATGATTGTGTCTGTATACCCAGAGTCCAGCACCAATTCCACATCATACCAATAGGTTCCAAATGGAAGCTGTGCTGTATCTTCTGGTATCAGGATCAGAACACAGTCATTTTCTCGGCGTAGAATACCACTATCCAGATGCTTTTCTATCACTGTCTTTTCATCTGAAAGCTCCCGCTTAACGGTAAAAGTAAGCTGATCATCCGGACCTGGGATAAAGATGGCACCTGTCACCCGGTCTCGAATAATCAGCGTGATTTCAGCAGAATCCCCTCTTGTCAAAAAGAGCCGGTTTCGAATGACCGAAAAACCCATTCTATCACCTCCTACTCATTCTGCCGTTGCTCAATCACATCCAGGCGATGCTGCACGTGCCCCGTAGCTTCTTCCACCCGGGACAACCGCTCTGCCATCTGCTGTCGTTTGGATTCCGTATCGGATAGTTGCCTGCGCAGATGATCAATGCACTCCTGCAGGCTCCGTACTGATTGATTTAAGGGCTTGATGACGCTGAAATTGAAGATAACGCCGCAGAGCATCAGGACCGATACCAGAGATGCGGCCATCTGTAACCATTCAGCCATATTTCTCACCTCCTATCCCGTCCGCTGAAACATGTACACGACAATGGACGGCTGCATATTGTTGTGGGCTGTACCGCCCCCGGCATTTCCTGTATCAAAGGTATGCGCATGTTCTCCATTCCATGACGTATTCCCTGACCAGGTGCGGGAAGCACGAAATTCTACGACTACGCCATCTTCATCACCCTCATATCCAGATTTAGCATCATATCTGGCAATTCCGCCTGGATAAAAGGAGCCCCCCGGCGCAGGTAACCCCTGTTGGCCACGCACGGCGTCATCTCCCCCAAAGTTCCCCCATATTTCCATGTCCCCTCGGTTATGATTATGTCCACCACTTTTAGCCGTTGAACCACTATGCTTGTGAATCGGTATTTCCGCCAGGGTATTAGTGTGCTTCTCTTCGCCCAGCTTGTCCCCGGCCTTGTACATGGTCCCGCTGTCTGCTGCCCCGGCCCCGATCAGGCACCGCCCCATGGAAAAGGCCACCCAGGTCGTACCCGGCCAATACGTTGCGGGATTCTTCCCGTCCGTAGAAATGTAGATGGCATTGACAGGGAACGGACAAGCCTGGATCTTTGCCACAGCCTCTTCGTCCATATCCGCATAAGTGACCTTACCCCAGCTGCCGTTGCTATGCAGGACCGTATTCAGCTTCCCCGCAGCCGGTGACGGGACCATGCCGCTCTGGCCTGCCGTCTTTTCGCCGCAGCCGCTGAAATCCGGCAGGGTTATATCCCTCGTGCCGTCAAACAGCACCCGGTGAATCTTCCGTCCTGTCTGCAGCTTCGATGCACTGGCCGCATTGCCGCTGATGCCGCTGGCATGGGCCTTGACATCGGTCAGATGGGCATTGATGTCGGCTGCCGTAGCAGAAATCCGCTCATAGAGCCGGGCATCATTACTGACCAGCTGAGACACGGTCCTGTTCTGCTGATTGAAGACGACCGGGTCTTCCGAAAGATACTGAGGGAAAAGCACATCATAATCCAGCGTATTCTCTACGGCTTCTGTTGGCCGGACTTCCTGCCCGGCCCGGTCTGGAAAATCTGCTGACCACTTCTCCTTGATATACTCAGCCACTTTCCGTCACTCCTTTCCCGGATACGATGGTCGCTGTAGAGAACGTCGCCTCGCCATCCCAGTGAATCTTCCCGTTCCAGGAATAGCCCAGATAGATGGCATAGCCCAGATGGGCCGGTTTGTAGATGTCGAGCTGGGCAATCAGCTTCGAGAGCGTTCCGGTATCCTTGTCATTCATAATGCAGTACACTTTGAAATAATATTCTTCGTTCACTTCCTCGATGTGGCCGACACTGTACAGGTTCACGATGGAGTTCATGAAATCCACCGTGGATACATCCACATGCTGCAGCTTAAAGAGAATCCGCTGCCTGCGGAATTCATCGGTATCCCCATCCCCGGGCTTGATGCCAAGGAACGATTCATAAAGAGGCAGCGCCCAGGTGGCTGTGTCCACGAAGAAGTTGTCCGCCAGGTCCTGCAGAGACAGGCGCAGGCGGTTATGCTCCGTGCTGCAGGTATCCGCTGTCTTTTTGAACATCGGGTCTTTCCCCAGGAATTTCGGCAGATAGTCCAGCACATTAATGGGCTGCTGTCTCATCCACTCATTCGCTGACAAGGTTCAGCACCACCTTCCCGACTACAGGAATCTGCTCATTGGTCAGGCGGATATTTTCCGCCTTGCCGCCGAGCTTCAGGTTCCGATAGTCTGTAATCCCATCCACACTCAGGATGAGCCGGCCGATCTGGGCCAGGCTGACATAGGACAGGCTGAAACCTGTATTCTTGAAATAGGCAGACACAGCGGCCGTCACCACATCGGCATTGACGGTGCCGTACACTTCTGCCGTAATATCCACGGATACGGGTGCCGGAGATACCACGGTCACGGTAGCCCCGATGGGCCGCTGAGATTCGATGTACCGGGACACTTTCTGGATCAGCTCCTTGGAAGCCGATTCATTCTCTGCCGTCACGATGATGACTTTCACTGTACCGTTCCCGTTCCAGAGCGGGATGACCTTGCAGTTGCCTACCCCGTCCACGGACATGGCCCAGGAACGGTAATGGTTGGCGTTGCCGGACGTGATGGGCTGGCGGACCCGGAACAGGAGCCGTGCCAGAAGGGCCGCATCGGTTTCCTCATCAGCCCCGTCCGTGCATTTCTCCGGGTTGGTTACGCTGTACACGTTGGGGATAGAATAAGGGATTTCCGTAATCGTCCCTGGTGCCACATTCCCTTTCACCCCTGTATCTGCGGCCTGGACAGCAATGTCTGCTTCGGTTCCGTCAGATGGAATCGTAGCGGATTCTGTCGTGTAGAAGCGCAGCCCGTCTTTCGTCTGGAACAAGCTGCCACGTATGATGTAGGCCCCGGACTGCCCGGTGACCGTCACTTGTCCATTGGCCTTCACTGCCTGTTTCCGCTGGATACCGAATTCCTCAGCCCGGAGCGTCAGATAGTCACCCCAGGCAGTCTCGGCAAACGCCGCATCCCGCAGCATGGCCATCTCGGCATAGCTGTTCTCGAATTCCACAGCATTGGTATCAATCATATCCCGGGCAAACGAACCCTCGATGGCTGTCTTGTCCGTATCGGTCAGTGTGTGCAGGGTCTGCACCATGCGGCTCTCAATCTGGTCTTTTGTCTGGGCATCGAACAAATCGCTCATGCAAGACTCCTTTCTGCGGCAACCGTGATGCTCTCATCGCTGTAAATGGATGTCACATCCACCAAGATGGACAGATCATCTTTCTCCCGCTTTTCCACATCCACCCGGTTGACGCGGGCAATATAGGGATTGACGGCCAGCCCCTCCCGGATATTCTGGCATACCTGGTCTGCCGTATAGACGCTGTTGGGCATCGTTCCCTGATAGGGTTCAATGGTAATGCCGTATTCATCATGGTAGGCCAGATACCGGTATCGTTCCGTCATCAGGGCTTTATAAATCCACACCTTGAGGGCTTCATCTTCTGTCACGGTGATGTTGTTCCCGTTCTCGTCATAGCGGAACCGATGCTTCTCGAAGTCATAACCGTATTCCGAAAGGAGCGGCAATGTTTCTCTGACGCTGGCATCCGCTCCGGATGCCAAGGCCACAAAAGGATCAGCCATATCCGTCCAACCTCACAATCTCATCTAAAATCACATACTGCTGGATTTTCCCGTTCACCAGCATGGGCATGATGGCAACTTTCATGCCCGGCTTCAGGGTATCCGTGGTAATCACCGAATCAGTGTAGTCGTTATGGATGTCGTGGTTATGCGACTGATACGCCGCATCCCCGCTGCCGCCTGCCCGGTTCTGGGTAGCCGATACCAGATGGCCCCGAGCTGTCCTGCCGTAGCCTGCCAGAAGGTAATGGGAAATCCACAGCTCCTCTTTGGTCAGGACGATGCTGTTGTATTTCACCTGGATGTCTGGCGGGGATTGGAGTATCTCGCCAATCTGGATGGACGGACTGTTGCTGCTCCGCGATACCTGCTCCATGAGGTTCAGCAGGCTGATGTATGGATTTTTCTGCATCTCCCGTCACCTCCTTGATGTCTTGATGATGGTCGCCGGATAATAGTCGCTCCCCATGTCGATGCTCCCTTCGTAATGATGGAAGCACCCGTACACGCTGGAACTGTTGCCCCAGCAGCCGCCGTTCCCGTCATAGACCACGACATGCCAGTTCGGATCCGGCTTGCTGTAGCGGTTGTACATGATGATGTCGCCTTTCTCCAGCTGTGCCGGGTCGTAGGGAATCGCCAGTCCCCGGGCTTCGGCATCGGCCCGGAGCTGGTCGCATCCTTTGACGTTGTTGTTGTATTCCTGCGCGGCAAAGGGTGAATACCCGGCAGCAGCAACTGTTGCCCGGTCCACACAGCCATTGGAACCATAAGGCGAAACGGTCCCATCGAAATTCTCCATGCACGAATCCACCACATCGCCTCCGGCAGCATTCCCGTTCATGGACCCCCCACCCCTGCTGCCCGAAACGGCCGCTGCAGGCGGCACGTAATCCGGGTTCGCATTATAGGACGCGCTGTCAGGCTCCTGTTTCTGCTCATCCAGCAGTTTATGGAAGACCAGATGCAGCTCCATGGTATGCCTGTTGCCCTCAATCCGATGGCTGTCCGATTTGATGAAGAACCGCCCTTTGAGCTGTTCTTCCTGGATGTCCACGGAAAAGCCGGCAATGCACTGGATATGGCCGAGCGCCTTGACGGACATGTCATGGGCAACGGTTTTCAGCATGGCCCTGGCCTGCGAGGCATCGTCCTGCTTGGGGTCGGCCTTGCAGATGGCCTGGATGATGCCGAATCGTTCGATGTCGGTGCCATTCGGCATCTCGCCTTTCGTCTGTCCTGCACTGTCTACGACCACCACTTTCGACACCATGTCTTCGATGGACTCGGACACAGATGCCCCGGTGAGATTCGTTTCATCGCTGATGAGGAAGTTCTCCACTACCTGGTCATTGGTGCAGACCACATTCAGCTTCCCGTCCGTCATGTAGATGTGATACCCCTTGCCATCCTGTGCCGACTGGTAAGACAGTGCCTGCTTGATGGCATCGGTCGCTGAGATGTCATCGGCGATGAAACTGCACACCACAGAAAGGTCCGGCATCGTCCCGGCTTCAATCGAAAAGTCATGGATGGTCTGCCGGATGGCATCAGCCACGGTCACATTGGCGTATTTCCGGGTAATGCGGGATTTGGCCAGATAGATGATGTTGTCGAAGGCCACAAAGCGCATGGCATAGGACTCGCTGTCCCGGCTCCGGGAAAAGATGCGCCCCTGAAAAAAGGGATACGTCTCCTGCGTGACCTCATCGGTATAGGAAAAACACACTTCATCTCCCAGCTCCAGAACGGCATTCGTCCAGTCCTTGTCTTTCGTGGTATAGGCGATATCAAATTCCAGCTTTCTCCCGGCCTGCTCCACATCGCCCGACCAGGTATAGGAAAGGACATAGGCAGACAAGTCCGTGTTCTGCGGCTTGTCTGCCTGCTGGTTTTCCGTATCGGCCTTATTTATCTTTGCCAACTGGAACATTTTCATCATTCCTTTTCAGGTTCATGGTCGTCAGCCGGATGATGTCCCCCGCCGATAGGCCGCCGCTGCGGATGATGCTGCGGTAGACCTGGAACTTGGAGAACTGCTCCTTATTGAGCGTGACCGATTTCCCGACGGCCCGGCCCACAACGTTGCCGATGCTGTCGCCCGGATAATAGGTGATATTCTTCTTCATCTTCTGCCAGAACGACTCAGGGCGTTTCTTCAGCCCCGTTGCCGGGTCCGTTTTCCCTGTTTCCGCCGCTGTAACATAGCGGTATTCCGTCAGCGCCAGTTCATAATACACATCGCCGCTGCCATCCTTTTCCCCGAACTTGAAGGAACTGATCAGGCAGGGCATGGAGATGGGCGTGTCCGATACCGTGAGCTGGCAGACTTCGCCGCCTGTACGCATGGCTTCCAGTTCGGCAATATAGGTATAAGGCGACAGCGTCATCATGGCAAAGGGATAATCCTGGGCGGGGAAAAATCCCGCCAGCGTCAGGGACTTCAGCCCGGTCCTGCCTTTCATGAGATACTCCCCGTAGTTGTTGATATTCACCGTGCCATGGTTCGTATTGACGGAAACCATCAGTTCCGAAGGAAGCACGGGAAAGGTCACGACAGAGCTGCCCGCGGCCAGGGAAATCGTCAGATTCTGTGACGCCTGCCCGATGGCATTCAGGATGGATTCTAAGAATGAGGCCATCAGATGGTCGCTCCTTTCATGCGGTTCATGCCGTACAGCCGGATCTTTTCCACCAGCTTATCGGCTATGGCATCGATGTCCTGCTCGCTACGGACGTTCATCGTGTCGATGCGAATAGTGATGGAATGGCTGCCTGCGTTCATGGCCTGCCGGATGCTTTCGTCATGCGGAACCACCGTACTGCCGTTTGGCAGGTGGACCAGCTCGCCCCGGCGGTCCTCGTTGATGACGGCAAAGCCGCCGCCAAAGTTCTCGACGCCTCCGGCAAAATGACTGATGGGTTCAATATTGAATCCCACATGAGTCGGCGCCCCGCCTGTCAGAGACGGGATGTCGATGGACAGACCGTTGACGCTGGCAATGAGTCCGTTCACCTGGTCGATGACCCAGTTCACGCCGCTCCGGAAAGTATCCTTGATGCTCTCCCAGATGCTGGAAGCCGTCTCGCTGATGCCGTTCATGGCCCCGTCCCAGGCCGAAGCAATCCATTGCATCCCGGCATCCACAGCATCCGACACCGCCTGGATGGCCTGTTCGATATACTGCGAAACCGTATCCCAGTTGCTCCAGAGGAGATACAGCCCTGCGATGATGGCCGCGATGGCAATCAGGATGGGATTGGCCATCGCTGCTGCGCCGACTGCCCGGATGACCGTAATCATCAGCCTGCCCACGGTCAGGAAGGTACTGCCCATGCCTTTGGCAACGATGGCGATACCTCTTGCCACGGTGATAAGGCCCTTGAACTGGGCAGCCAGATACTTCGATACGCTCCCGGCCTTGCTGATGCCCGCGGCAATGGAGCTGAACGTCCCGAAGGCCCGTCCGCCTATCGTCAGCACCCGTCCCAGGGTAGAACCGAAGAGCTGGAAGGTTACGATACCGAAAGCCACCTGGCCGATCAGTGTTTTCTGCTCCGGTGTCAGCGACCGGAACCAGGCCACCAATTCCTTCACCCGCAGGGACATGGCCTTGAAATAAGGGTTAAAGGAAACAGCCAGGTCCATCCCGGCATTCTTCAGCTGGTTCATGGCAATCTGCATCTGTTCGGACGGGGTCAGCATCTTCTCATAGGCTTCCCGGGTCATGCCGGCAGACTGGGCCATCTGGTCCATGACCTTGTCGAAATCCCCGGCTCCCTTGCCTGTCAGGACCAGGATGCTGTTCAATCCTTCGACGGAACCAAAGAGCTGGGCCATCTGTTCGGCGTCACCGCCGGTGGCCCGTTTCACTTCGTCCAGGAACTTCACCCATCCTACGCTCTGCAAATGAGCTGCGTTGAACTCAAGGCCCAGGGACTGAGCCAGTTTCGCCGCTTCAGAAGACGGCTTCAGGATGTTGCTGTAGGCCGCCTTGAGTCCTGTAATGGCTTCGCTTGTCCGGATGCCGTTCTTGGTCAGGACGGCGATGGAACCGAACAGTTCCTGCGTGCTGACATTGAGCTGTGCCGCAATGGGGATGACGTTGCCCATGGACTGGGCCATCTCGCCAAAGGATGTCTTGCCGAAGTTCTGTGCCAGGAGCATCTGGTCCGTCATCGCCGTGGCTTCTTCTGCCGATTTTCCATAGGCATTGAGGACGGTCGTGACGCCGTTTACGGCGGTTGTCGTATCCGTGAACCCGGCCTTGGCGGCGATGGTCATATCCTTGACAAAGCCTACAGCATGGCCGGCATCGACACCTGCCGAGATGGCCTGGTAGACCGATTCGGAAAGGTCGGCAACGCCTGCCCCGGTCTCATCGCTAACAGCACGGATCTCATCACTGACCTTCTGCATGGAAACGACCGTCGTATCCACCAGGGTCGAAATCTTGGCGATGCCATTGGCAAAATCGCTGTGCAGCTTGAAGCCTGCCGTCGCAGCCGCCAGGATGGGTGCCGACAGCAGGGCCATCTTGTCTGACAGACCGGAAATCTTGCTTCCCGTCTGCTCGATGCTCTTTGCCGTCCGTTTCTGGATGCGTTCATGCTCCGTCAGCTTGTCCGACAGGCCGCTGACCAATTGTTTTGCCGCCGCCATCTGGGCCTTCATGGTTCCCAGGCTGGCATTGACACTCCGAACCGTCGGCGTGAACAAATCCCGCAAACGGATAGCAGCATCGATGACGTTATTGGCCAATAGGTATCACCTCTCAATGTTGTTACAGCTATAAAAATATAGTAAGATAAAAGAAATCTATCTTTACGGAGGAATTCCAATGCGCTATTTCAATGAAACAGAAAAAAGATTAGCTGAACGATATCACCATATGGAGCTTGGAACTTGCAAAATCTGTGAAGAATGTCATAAGAAAGAGCGTTTATCCTTGCCGATTGGCTGTTGGTGCGTAGGTTCCGATTTTAATAAAACTTCCAAGAGAATTCTATTTGTCGGTAAAAATGCCAGAAACAATCCCGGCACGATTGAAGACGGCTTCCGCAATCCCTTTCAATATACCCGTGAATCTCTGTGGAACAAAAGCTGGCCATATTGGAGCTATACTCGTGCTATCACTCAGAGAATATTCGGTGACGATTCTATAGAACACATCGCATTTACCAATATTGTCAAATGCAACAATTCCGGAGGAAAGGATACTACCTCAGATTTTGTAAAATCCAACTGTATCCTAAACCTAAAAGTCCTTCAGCAGGAATTAAAGGTAATACATCCTACTCATGTCATTTTTTATACATCTTGGTATTATGACGATTACATCCCTAACGTCTTTGACCGTTATAATATTCATTACAACGGTTTTAAAGATATTGGGAAAAGAAAAATGCCCTGGCAGGAAGCCATTTCCACGCTGGGCAATCAAACCTTTCATGTACTACGTGTCGGCCACCCACAATGCAAGAAAAAAAGCGACTTCGTCTATGAAATATCTAAGTGGATTGAGCCTACCTTATGACTTTATGCCAGATAGCCATATTTTCAGCAGTTAATCCGATAATGCTGAAGATACTTTTTTATTGCGTTCTTCCATCTCATAGCGGATGAAGGCATACAGCACCTGCCGTTCACCGTATCCCAGTTTCATGACCGCTGACGGCAGCAGGTGATGCTCCCGGAACAGGAGATACATCGCCTGCACTTCGCCATCGGTCCGGATCAGTTTTTTACGGCTTTGTCCGCCTTTTCCTGAGTCGTATAACCGTTGAGTTCCGTAATCTGTGCCGTGAGGTCGGCGATTTCGCCTGCCAGGAAGAGCTTGCGGATGATGTCGCCAGGGAGTACGGCCCCGAATTTTTCCAGCAGGTCCTTGTTCTTGAGGTCCGGGTCGGCAATCCCTGCCAAGAGCGTCTGGGTCTGCATCTGATAAATATCGATGTTATCGGCACTGCCGTTGGTGAAGTCCACGGCCATCTTCTGAATATCCGCATAGCGTTCCGGGTCGATGGCCCGGAGCGTGATGACAAAATCGAACCCGAACAGCTTCGAGAGCCGTTCCATCTTCACTTTTTTCACAGGCCGTTCGGCCAGCTTGTTCACTACGTCTGCTTTCAGCAGCCGGTCTACCATATTCATGTGCTTGTTCTCCTTATGCTAAATCCAGTAAATCCCAGTCCGAGAAGGTGAAGCTGTAGCTTTCCTCACCCATCTTGTCCACTTCCCAGTCGGCCAGGATCAGGCTGTCAAAGGTCGCATCCTTGATGACGATGCGCTCACTGCCGATGGCATCCTTGTCATCCAGGACGGAGACGATGGTCACGACAGTCTGCCTGCCCGCCTTGATGTTGTCGTTCATCTTCCGGATCATGTAGCTCGATACCTTGTGCAGCTTCAGCTGGCCTTTGCAGTCGTATCCTGTGACCTTGTAGCCCTTGCCCACATGGCGGAGCATCTTCACTTCTTCCTTGGTCAGCGTGACCTCGGCCTTGAATGCCGTTGCTTCGGCCATGAGGTCGCCGTCGATATACAGGTCAGCATACTTGCCGTTCATGACCCGTTTGGCTTCCATACTGTTCATCCGGCTTCACCTCCTCAGATATTGATGGTAATCGTGACATCTTCCATGGCATCCAGCAGCGATGCCTTGACGGCGATGAACACATTGCTGCCAATATTGGCCAGCTTGATATCCATATCGGACATGTCTGCCAGTTCTGCCTTGGTGTATTTGCCGTTGGATTCCAGCCATATCTTCGTGGATTCCACATCGATATAGGCTGTGTTCTGGTCCTGTTCCAGCAGCCCCTCCTGGGCCAGCTGGTCAAGATATCCCTGGATGGCCGTCACCAGGAGGCAGCGGTTCGCATAGCTGTTAGCGTACTTCCCGAGGTAATGGTCCTGGGCCGTCGTGCGGATATCATCGTGCATCATGTCCATCAGGTCCACGAGCTTGATTTTCTGGAAGCTCGTCCCCTTGTCCTGGACGGTGGTCACCAGGGAGTTGATGCCCCGGGCCAGTTTCACCTTCTCGCCGTCAAAGAAGAAGAACAGCTTCCCTGCCCCGGCCATGGTGTCCATTTCCTCTTTCGTCCACACATCACAGCCGATGACTTCCGGCAGCGGCGCGTAGGTGCAGGAAATCGTCATGGGCGTCCCGGCGATGATGCCGGCGATGCGGCTGCAGTACTGGGCCGTCGTATAGGTCCTGCTCTTCGTGCGGATGGTCTTGTTGACGAAGTTGATGACACCTTCCGTATCTGCCGTACAGTCCGGCAGCACGGCCTTGATCATCTTGTCTTTATTGGTACGCATCCCCTTGACCCAGGTGGCGATGGTATCGATGTGCGACGTTCCGATGTCCGGGATGACCAGGTAATCGAAACGCTTGTTCTCGATGACCTTCAGGATATCCGTATAGTCTTCGGCTTCACTGCTGATGATTTCGGCGATGACCTTCTTCGGGCTGTTCACATAGCCCCGGAGCGCCAGTTCCAGCTGCTCCCGGTTGCTGTCAGACAGCTCCTTGGGGATGTCATCTGCCGTGTACAGGTTCACTTCCGTCATCGAAGGCAGTGTTTCTTCCTTCAGGATCATCAGGACAATGCCGCGTTCACTGCGCTCGATGGCGCTGATGCCTTTTTCCTTAAACACGACATTAATGGATGGCATTTTCATGTTTCGTTGTCTCCTTTCCCCGATACCGCTGATGCAGCACCTTCATCCGTTCGGCTGCTTCCGTTTCATCGGCGGAATCGTAGTACTGGACGGTCAGCGTCAGCCGGCCGCCATCGTTGTCGGGCCCGATGAGTTCCTCGTTCATCGAGCGGACAGCAAAAAACCTGTCCTGGACGGCAATCCCGTCACGGAACAGGTCTTCTGCAGCAGCCAGCACTTCATAGATGACTGTGCTGGCCGTCTGCTTCTGCGGTATATAGGTGATGTAAATATCCGTATCCCGGTACACTTCCTTGCAGCTCTGGGGCGAAGCCACTGTCATCGTCTTCAGGAAAAACGCTGGCGGACGGAACCCTTCCTTCACTTCCTGCAGGTACACGGGATACGGGAACCGTTCCTTCAGCTTCTGCTGTATGGCCTGCAGGATGTCGATGTCATGGATCATGTGCCGCCTGCTTTCTTCAGGAGCTTCTTCGCCAGTTTCTCCAGGCCCGGCTGCAGTTCCCGGGCTTCGAAGGCCTTGACGGATTTCTCCGTATAGTGCTGGCCTTCATAATAGCCAACGGTCCTGCCGCCCGGCGTTTTCTTGACATGTCCGTTATTGAGCAGGTGATGGACCGGGTGCCGGTTGACCAGTTCATAGGTCAGCTCCGAGCCGTTATAGCCTTCTACCTTGTGCTTCCAACCTTTCTTCAGCTTGCCCATGCTGCCTTCCGGCGTGTTCTTTACGCATTCCTTCCTGAGCTTGTTGCCAATTGTTACCAGGCCCTTTTCGGCAGTGCCGGGAAACTCTTCAATGGCAGAAAGCAGTCTTTCTGAAAAATCATCCAATCCTTTGACCTCAAAGTCACTTCCGCTCATTGTCCGTCCCCCTCACTTCTTCCATGCAGTACAGTTCCAGGGCTTCGTGGCGCATGTACGGGTCCACGATGGTGTCGATGTCGTATAGGTGATTCTGGTACTTCACCTTCATGTCATGAGTGACGCCCGGACGCCAGCGGATGGTAATCTTGCTGTACTCCGTATCCGCCTTGCGTTCCATCTCATAGAACACTTTGCCCCGGGCAGGCTCGATGGATGCCCAGCAGCGGTACACTACGACGTCGGCCTGGGTATCGAAGCCGTATTCATCGGTCATGGCCTTTTTGCCCAAGATTTCGATGCGCTTATTCAAGAGTCCCGTCTTCATGGCACACCTCCTTAAAATGCGCTGCGGCGTACCCCGAAAAGAAGCCAGCGCAGGCACTTCAAAAGGCCTGCGTAGTCCGCTTCCTCACGGTGTTCATATAAAAAAGCCGTGGCGTAGAGGATGGCTTCGTGGAAGACCACGGGATTCTCTTCTGCATCGGCTTCCTCGCAGCGGGATATATCCAGGCAGAGCGCCTGGGCTGTTTCCAGGGAAGACTGGATGACCTCGTCGTTCGAGGTATCATCTTCGTCAATCCGCAGGTATTCCCTGGCTTCTTCCAGCGTCACAATCATGGCTTATCCCTTCGCTTTCATCTCCAGGGCCTTGACCGCTTCCTTGAGCATCAGCATGCCATCGACGCGCTGGCTGGCAAGGAAGCCGATCTGGCCGTTGGCGGCATACAATTCGTTAAGCCGCTTGAAGGAGCGGTATTCCCTATCGGCAATCCAGTAGTAGCTGAAGTCCCCGAAGAGCATGGGACGGCTGCCCGCCGCCAGTTCCGGTGCAAAGGAAGTGCAGTAGCAGGGACGGTTCAGGATAGTATCCGGCGTACCTGCGGTGACAGACGGCTGCCAGATGTAGTTGCCGTTGTTGTCCTTCACCTTGCGCAAGGCCTTAATGGTCGCATCGTTCAGGAGCCATACGGCCTTGCGGCGGTACGGGATGCGCAGGGAGTGATACAGGTCGATGACATCATCAAAGGTGATGGATGCACCATTGGCCATCACGCCCAGCTCCGCGGACGGGAACACACCAGTCGGCTTGTTCTTGCCATCTCCTGCCAGGAAGGCTTCTTCTTCCTTCGTACCGATACGGCGGGCAAATTCACCGGCAATGTAGCTTTCCAGGTCGAAAGCGCTGTCGTTCAGCAGTTCTTCCGACACACGGATAGCCGTCCCCAGCTTGTACGCCCCGATGGACTGCTGGCCGAAGGTATCCTGGCTGTCCGGGTAGAGGCCGTTCTCTTCCATCCAGGACGCTTCGCCATGACCCGTCACGATGGGAATCTTGCGGTCGCCGCTGGTGTGGATGACCGTGGCCAGGCCGCGGAAGAAATTCTCTTCCTGGAGCTTGTCGATGAGCTGGTGTTCGAATTCGTCCGGTACCAGATAGCCGCCATCAGCATCGATGCCTGCACTCAGGGCGTTCTGTACATCGATGAAGTTCTTATGGCGGATGCTGTCCCAGAAAGCCTTACGATAGGCATCAGACGCACGGCCTTTCTCTTCTGCTCCATTCTGGCCTGCGCCAGGGAGTTCAGTAATCGGTGTAGTAGTGGGCTGGGCAAGCTGGGCGTCGAGCTGCTGCTGGCGTTCCAGGCGGTCGATTTCCTTGCCGAGATTTACTACATCCGCTTCCATCTTGTCGTAGCGAGCCGCATCTTCTGCAGAGACCATGCCGTTCTCATCACGGACGGTATCCAGAAAATTCTTGGCGGCATCCCACAGATTCTTGCGTTTCTCACGCAGTGCTAAAATCGTATCCATTGTTGTCCTCCTTAATGAATGAGCAATGCCAGCCGGTTCTCCAGGGAAGCGGCTGGCACTTTATTGACAGGTTCATGTGGTTTCAGTTTTTGTACGAAGGAACTGGTGACGGTGGCCGGGCTGTAGAGCATGGCTTCCGGCTGTTCTTCATTTTCCTTCTTCTGGTCGAACAGGATTTCATCGGCAAAGCCCAGTTCCACAGCCTTCTTCGCGTTGAGCCAGGTCTCGTCATCCATCATGTGGGAAATCTTCGTGCGGGCCAGGCCGCTCTTGATTTCGTAGGCGTTGATAATGCTCTCCTTGACTTCGCTCAGCATGCCGATGGTCTTTTCCATCTCTGCCTGGTCGCCATAGGCCAGGGTCGCCGGATTATGAATCATCAGCATGGCCACTGGAGACATACAGACCTTGGTCCCGGCCATAGCGATGACAGAGGCCGCCGAAGCAGCCAGTCCGTCAATCTTGACGGTGACGTTCCCCGGATAATCCATGAGCATGTTATAGATTTGGGCAGCGGCAAAACAGTCCCCACCCGGGCTGTTGATCCAGAGCGTGATGTCACCGCTGCCTGCATTCAGTTCTTCCTTGAAAGCCTTCGGCGTCACTTCATCACCCCACCAGGTTTCGTCGGAAATCTGGCCGTCCAGGTAGAGCGTGCGATTACTGCCAAATGAATCCGGTGCTTCGTTGGTCACCCACTTCCAAAATTTATGTTTCATTCGTTTCTCCCTTCTGGGCAAAAGCCCCGGCATCCTTGAGCTTGGTCATGCTGCCATTGACAAGGTATAGATTACCGCCCTCTTCATCTGACACGGGATTCATGTCTTCCATCTCCCGGATATCGTTGGCGGACAGCCAGCCGTTCTGCCGGCCGATGCTGTAGCCCGTCATGCGGCTCTCATAGTCGCCGCGCATGAGACCGTTCACGTTGAACTTGAGGAAATACTGCTTCTTCTCTTCCGGCAGGAACAGGGCTTTCTGCATGGCCTGTTCCCAGCGGATGACCCATGGATCCAGCGTGTACTTCACGAATTCCATGGACTGTTGTTCAATATTATTGAAGGAACTTTTCTCTAGGTCGCCAATCATGTGTGGCGGGATGCGGTAGAGCCTTGCGATTTCATTGAGCTGGAACTTCCGTGTTTCCAGGAACTGTGCTTCTTCCGGCGGGATGCCGATCTGCTGGTACTTCATGCCTTCTTCCAGCACAGCCACCTTGTGGGCATTTCCCGTCCCCCGGTAGACGGCATTCCAGGAGTCACGGACTTTCGCCGGGTCCTTGAGGACGCCCGGATGCTCCAGCACCCCGCTGGGGCTGGCCCCGTTGGCAAAGAAAGAGGCACCGTATTCCTCGCAGGCCATGGTCATGCCCACGGCATTGCGGGCCATGGCAATCGGCGAATAACCGACCAGGCCGTCAAACCCAAGGCCGGGGATATGCAGTACTTCTTCCTTCTGGAGTGCCACCTGCCCGTACGGCTTGATGTTCGGATTCTCATCTCCCGTCTTGGTATACAGATAAAAAATCTTTCCCCGGTCATCCCGGCAGACGGTCATCTTGTCCGGCCTGAGCGGGTATAGTCCCTGTACCCGCCCTAATCGGTCGCGGATGATCTGGGCGTAAGCATTGCCCCAGATGAGCAGATGGCCCATGAGTGTCTCCCGAAAGATGAACGAGGTCATCTCCGGGTTCGGCTCATCATGAAGCAGATGGTACAACGGATGGTCATAGACCCGCTCCTTGCCGCCAGGCGTGTAACGGTACAGCTGGAGCGGCAGGGCTGCTAGCGTTTCTGACAGGATGCGGACACAGGCATACACCGCCGTTGTCTGCATGGCCGTAAACTCGTTCACCGTCTTGCCACTGGTGGAAGGACCGAACAGATAACGGAAACCCGTGCCGATGTAATAGTCCCGCGGTTTGTCCCTTGTCCGGAACAGTTTAAAAAAGAATGGAATATGCATAAATTTCTCCTAGTTCTGCTCGACTTTCATGCTTATTTTATTTATAATATAAGCATGAAAGTGGGTGATTGTTATGGATCGAATTTTAAATTTTGTTGATGACTCAGGCATGCTTCTTACCAATACCGCCTTAAAGGGCGGTGTCAGGAAAGATGAGTTTTACCGTTTTATTCGAATGAATCACTTTGAAAAAATTGCTCATGGCATTTATCTTTCTCCAGAAGCGTGGGAAGATGAAGCTTTTGTTTTGCATCGACGTTGTCCTAAAGCTGTATTTTCTCACGATGAAGCTCTCTTTTATCACAAATTGACTGACCGTGAGCCTATGCAGCAGACAATTACTCTTTATTCCGGTTATAATACCAGAAACCTAAAGGCATCCGGCGTCAAAGTGTTTACTGTGCAAAAAAAATTACTGCCAATTGGCAGTATAATGGTACGAAATTCTTTCGGACATCTAATTCCCATCTATGATTTAGAGCGTACCATTTGTGATCTAGTGCGTAACCGCAGCAGCTTTGAAATTCAGGACTTTCAATCTGCTATAAAAAGCTATGTGAAACGAGCAGACAAAGATTTGAATCGGCTCATGAAATATGCCCCCCTCTTTCGCATCGAAAAGCTAATCCGTCACTATATGGAGGTACTTCTGTAATGAAATTCTCCCCTGCCCAATTAAAAGGCCGAATTAAAATTCTGGCCCAGAAAAACCATGCTGATGCCAGAATCCTAATCCGCATTTACATGATGGAACGTTTTCTGGAACGTCTGTCTGTTTCACGATATAAGGACAAATTCATCATCAAAGGCGGCATTCTGGTTACCTCGCTGATTGGAGTTGCCCTGCGATCTACTATGGATATTGATGCTAGCATCAAAAACTACAACCTGTCAGAAAGAGATATCCACAAAGCCATCAAAGAAATCTGCATGATTAATTTACAGGATGATGTCACCTTTCAATTAAAGCAGTTCAGCCGTATCATGGATGAAATGGAATATCCCGGTATCAGGATTACCTTAGATGCTTTTCTTGGGAAAATGCTGGTTCCTATGAAACTCGATATTTCAACTGGGAATGTTATCACTCCCAGGGAAGTGGAATATCAGTACACACTTCTCCTGGAGGACCGTTCCATTACATTATGGTCTTACAACCTGGAAACCTTGCTTGCTGAAAAACTCCAGACTATCCTGACCAGAGGTTTACTGAACACACGGATGAGAGATTTTTATGATCTTTATGAGCTAACCACAATCTATTCGGATAAGATTGATTTGCCAACCTTAAAATCAGCTTTTCAAAAAACCTGTGCCAAACGGGATACTATAAATCTTCTGCAGCAGGGTCCAGAAATCATTCAGATGATTTCTACCAATACCGGATTAGAAAATCTCTGGCAAAATTACCAGAAGAAATATCCTTATGCAGCAGGAATTTCCTACGTCTCAATTGTGCAGCTGTTACAAAAATTATGGGATGCGCTTTAATGAAAGGTGATTACAATGAAAGACTGGGAAGATTACAAGGAGTATGTAAAATCTGCAGGCGTGCAAAACCGCAAAGACATAGAACAGATAGAAAAATAAGCGCTATTGTTTCGGATATTCTCAAATCAGCTGATCAAATCAAGTTCTCTCCTAAAACGAAATAATCCCCCGTGCATCGTAGACACTGCCGCTGCCTGGACCGTTGCGGATGCAGCGGTCCAGTGCCATGATGGACGCCACGATTCCGTCGATCTTTTCGACGGATTTTTCTTTGTCCGGCTTGATGTTCCCCGCAGGGTCTTGGCGCATGACCACGTTGCCGGCCATCCATTTGAGGACGGGATTGCCGCCATGGTTGATGTTCCCTTCCATCAGGAGCTTGAACAGCTCCTTCGACGGCGGCGACATATCCTTGAACCCCTGGCCGAACGGCACCATGGTGAAGCCCATATCTTCCAGGTTCTGCACCATCTGGGTGGCATTCCAGCGGTCGTAGGCGATTTCCCGGATGTGGTACGTTCCCCCCAAGCGTTCGATGAACTTCTCGATGAAGCCGTAATGGATGACGTTCCCTTCCGTCGTCTGGATGAAGCCCTGATTCTGCCAGACGTCATAGAGGACATGGTCACGCCGGCAGCGCAGTTCCAGGGTGTCTTCCGGCAGCCAGAAGAATGGTAACAGGATATATTTCTCCTCTTCCTTCCGTGGCGGGAAGGCCAAGACCAGGGCCGTAATATCCGACGTGCTGGATAAGTCCAGTCCGCCGTAACACAGCCGTCCCCGCAGGGAATCCAGGTCAATGGGAAGGCTCCCCTTGTCGTAGACCTGTTCCGGTATCCAGCGGATGCTGGCCGAAATCCAGATATTGAGCCGGAGCTGCTTAAAGACATTCTCTTCCGCCGGATTTTCGACGGCATTCCGATAGGCTTCCCGGACGCGATCAATCTGAATGGTATGCCCCAGAGAAGGATTGGCTTTGTACCAATTGGCTTCATCCGTCCAGTCTTCCTCATGTTCCATGCCATAGACCACGGGGTAAAAGGTGGAATCTTTCTTCCGGCCCGCCATCAAGTCCAGGGCCTTTGTGTGCAGTTCATAGCAGATGCTGTTCTTGTCGTTGCCTGCCGTGGTGATGATGAAGAAGAGCGGCTGCTCCCGGGCATCGCCGGAGCCTTTGGTCAGGACATCATAGAGCTTGCGGTTCGGCTGGGCGTGGATTTCGTCAAAGACCAGGCCCGACACATTGAGTCCGTGTTTGGTCCCGGTTTCCGCCGACAGCACCTGGTAGAACCCGGCGTTGCGATAATTGATGATGCGCTTGCCCGCCGTCCGTATCTTGGAGCGGCGCATCAGGGCCGGACTCATCTCGACCATCTGCCGTGCCACATCAAAGACGATAGACGCCTGATTACGGTCACAGGCCGCGCCGTACACTTCGGCGCTCGGTTCGTTATCGGCGTACAAAAGATAAAGAGCTATAGCCGCCGCCAGCTCGCTGTTATGCGTCTTCACCATCGTCCGCCCCGCCAGATAGCAATGGCTCGGGCTGTCTACCTGGATGCACTGCATGGGAACCTTATCATCCAGCGGCTTGATTTCTTCCAGATAATGAAAACAGGAACGCGTCTTTTTTTCGCGTTCCCGTCTGCGGATGCTTTTTCTATGAAGTTTGCTGACCGGCTGATCCGTAAAGGCGGTGAACCGTATCTGATACAATGTCTCGCCTGTCAGTTTCCCATAGCGGGTCGAAGGGCATGACGTCATGGCGTTCTTGATGCCAAGGCTCCACAACAGTTCCTGCACTGATTCTACTAATTCTTGAATGGTGCTGACGTATACGCCCTGCCCTTTCCGTGTTCCGATGCAGCCATCGGAATCCATCAGTCCCTGCAGCAAGGCCCATCGCTGCGTTTCGGAAGCCCTGAGGTATTCCGGCCGGATGACCTTATCCCGGAAGTTTTTCACCAGGATAGATTTCAATGCCTTATACACCAGGATTTCGCTGCCGCCGCAGGTCTGTGGATAGCGGTTATGCAGCGGGTACGGAATCAGCGGAATCAAGTCTTCCACATCACTGTCACGCACCGTGATTTCCGGTTTTGTTGCAGAACCGTTTCCCAACCAGTAGCCATATAAATAAGGATCTAACGGAAGGTTCCTTTCCGGAAGGTGTAATAGCTGGTTGACGGGAATCCGGATAAGCGAGCGGTTATCTTTGAATTTTTCCCTGTACTGTTTCGTGCGGCGGTAAATCTCGCCGGTTGTCCATTGCTTTTCCCGCGTCTTTCCATGGGTATATTCCACATCCCACAGATGACGTTCACCGGCCACAATCCGTCCTCCATCCCGGAAAACCAGTTCATAGGCTTGTTCGGTATCATCTACCGGGCTTTTGGCGACAACATGGCAGGGCTTTCCCTGCTCGTCAAAGACCCCGTCGCCGACTTTTAAATCGGCCATGGTTTTCCATCCTTCCGGCGTGGGAATGGGTGTATCCAGTGCGAGCTGTTTCCCGTTCTTCTTTGGAATCTCTATATAAGCCGTCAGGAACTGCCGCTTCCCGTTTCCCTTGACGATGCCGAAGAGATCACGCACAATCTGTTCCTGCCACGGCAGGAGCAGGAACGGCTGCCCGGCCCATTTGCCTTTGGTATGACAGAGATGCTCGATGAAGGCAACTGCCCTGTCGGCCTTGTCCTTGTCGTAATGGGAATCCGGCAACATGAACGCTGACGGCTTATATACAAATGCCAAACTTGTCACCCCCTTAACAGCAGTTCCATTTCATCCGTTTCTTTTTCTGCCCCGTTTTCTTCCCCAATCATGCGGCTCCGGGCTGACGGGGTCAGGCCAAACTGCTCACAGAATTTCAGCATGATCTTGAGGTTCGTCTGGGCAATGGCTACCTGCGGTACCTGCTGCAGGTAGCCGTTCGGCGTCCGCACCATATCCCCATGCTGGGTGATGAACTCTTCCGCTCCTTTCCATCGGGCATATGCCTGGCAGTACCCGGCAAAGGCCATCATATCCAGGTTGGTCAGCATCCCCATCTCAGCAAGGACTTTCCCCAGCCGCTTCCATTCTTTCTTGGCGTCATCTTCCAGCCAGTCCGGGCAGCGAGGGAGCCGTCCCTTTAGCATGGGTTCCTTCTTATTGAGGGGACGATGGCCGGGATTGCCTTCCAGCACCTTGAGCGCCGTCGGCTTCGGTTTTCTTCCTCGTACAGCCAATGGCGCTCACCTCCCAATAAAAAAGCCCTTGCGGGCTGTACGACAGAGGGGACCGCATCTGCGTTCCCCTCGGGTTCTCTTTTTTAATTCTTCATGACCCATTCGATGGCGTGGCCATTGTCTTCGAACAGTTCGACGCTGACTGCCTATCCGATATTTATGCATCTTATTTGATGACTTCCCATTCGTCGGTTCCGGGTATCAGCCCAAGACTGCTGCCTGTATCCCACTGTACATGGATGGTCCCAGCATCATCGACGAACTGGACGGTGCCTTCCGTTCCCTTAGGCGGAGCTTGCCTGTCATCCATGGCGATAAGCCGGACCCGCGTTCCTTCCATCCGTTCCCGACTGTGCCGTAGGCCGGCCCGCAGGATGGACAGGTCGAAACCGAACCTGCGGTAATCCCGCTCCATGTTCTGATAATACCAGTCCTCCGGACTACCGAACCGCCGGTCTTCGTGCATGATGTACACAAGACCGCTGATGATGCCGTCATCTGTTTCCACATCCACTTCTTTTTTATAATAGAACCGCGGGAAGCCTTCATAGGCATCGAGCCGCCGTTCATCCGCCGGAGAAATGCGCCAGAAAACAACCGGCACGAAGGCACCCGCCTTCTTCTCGATCGTGGCGTAACATCCTGTCAGGGAACCTTTGAAGAGGAGTTCATAGCCCCGGATTCGGCCCGTCCCTGAAAGAACGGCGTCAGGACACCGTCTTGCCATCTGTACTTCACTCATGTTGCTGCCGTAGGCAATGTAGATTCTTTGTTTCATCGCTCTCATCCTTTCTGAAGGGATTACCCTTCTACCACCCCAAGGGCAGCCGAAGCTGCCCGTAAGGCTATCCCCTTCAAGCGGCGGCATTGCGCCATGCGGAATTGCCCGTGAGGTGTTTCAGGAAGTGGAGCCGGCAGGTCTTGAACTCGTCACCGATGAGTCCGAGCCGGAGCATCCAGCACCGGAAAGCGTATTTCTCATTGTCCGTTTCGGTCTTTCGGGCCGAGGCTTTCTTCTGGGCCAGGGCCTGATGAGCGACGGCCAGGCAGAACTGAATGTATGCCTTGATTTCCCCAGCGTGGAGTGTCCCGTTGAAAAGCCGGAACTCGACGGTTCCTTTGGTGAAGGTGGCATGCAGGTTCAGCCCGTGGTAGCGGGTGCTGTTGTAATGATGGTTCCGTCCGTAGGGTGCTTCCTGATACCAGAGGTCGGCGATGCCGTCCAGCGTGTCCGGCTTTTTCCGGTTGAGATCCTTCAGGAAGGTGGTGTTCGTTTTCCGGCAGTATCGGTTTTCCCGCGAGGGGTTGATCTGGAGGGCGCGGTAAATCATGTCTTCTTTGCTCGCCATAATGTTCACCAGGTTCCGTAGGGTCTTTGCCGTGAAGCGTTCGGCCCCGACGTGAATGTGGATGCCGCAGGATTTATTGGCAAAGGCCCCGGCCTTGCGTAGCATCCGCACCAGTTCCTGCAGCTTCGGGATGTCTTCGTAGGAAAGAATGGGACTGACCACTTCCGTGCGGTAGAAGCTGGAAGCATCTGTAATGTTTCCGTTCACCTTCTTCTGTGGAACCAGGCTGGAGTCGTTCATGGCTTTCCATTTCCGTCCCTGTTCATCCCTTGCGGTGTAGGTATCGTAGGCTCCGCCTTCATGCCGACTTTCCGTCCCGAAGAAGCGGGCCATGAGGCTGGCGGCCCGGCTTCTTGTAATCCCTGTCATTTCCATTTCGATGCCAAAGTGCAGTGTTTTCATAATCCTCTCTGTCCTTTCTATGTGTGCGTGTGTTCTTTTGGTACACTATATATCACTCTAAAGGCACACAATAGCAAGTCATTTTGAGAATAATTATGAATTAAATTGAAAATTTATGGGTTCTGATGCCGGCGTTCCTTCTGCTTTCTGGCATGAGCCTTGGCTTCTTCTTCCGTGCGGAAGGCACTCCATCCCTTCAGGCCTTTCAGAAGGGCCATGCGCGATTCGTGGCTGGCCTTGGTCCCCATGCCGATGCGCAGGAGCCACATCCGCAGGTAGTACTTCTCGTTTTCAGGCTTCCGTGTGTCAGCCTGAACCCGTTTCGCTTTTTTCGCTGCGCTGACCATGAAGGCCGCTAGTTCAATCAGGGCGCGGTTCTTCACGGCATTGCCGGTTGCGGCAATGCAGAATGTCACCGTATCTGCCGCAATCCAGAAGCCCCGCCCTTCCTTGCGATAGTTCTGATAGATGGCAAAGAAGGAAGTCTGGTCGGTACCAGGTTCTTCTTTCAAGTCTTCCACCAGCCTGTCCGGCACATGGATGTTTTCATGTCCTGCCGCCCGGTTCAGCAGGTACTGCTGGGCGTGGAGCATGAAGACCAGGTTGCGGAGCTGCGCCCCGTCCATGCCATCAATGGGAACCTTGATTTCCATCCGGTCTGGTTCCGTTTCCGTCTGCGGCAGTACTTCTGATTCTGACGCTCCATCCTGCTGTGGCGGTCCTTGCGTCACTTCGGTTTCTGTTCCTTCTTCCGGTTCCGGCTGCGGAAGGACACCTACTTCCTGCAGGAAAGCCGTGATGGCGGCTTCTGTCTTTTCATCATCGCATTCGATATCGCCGCTGCGAAGGATGCGGAACCCCCGCCCTTCGTAGGCAAAGGCCGGCGTCCCCGTATAGCGGAGCTTTTCGTTATGGTTGAAGGGAATCAGCCTTCTGGCCAGTTCCTTGCGGTCGTTCAGATTCGTCTGGATTGTCATGGTCTATGTACCTCCTTGTTTTGCTAGTACATATATCACTCTGAACGCCGATAATAGCAAATCATTTTTGCATCTTTTTCTCAAAGAAGCAGGCAATGCCGGCCAAGACGAAATACACGCAGGGAAGGGCGACACCGTTGCCCCACATCTTGTATTCCGCAGAATCCCGGTACGGTTCCTTCAGCCATTTGATAATCTGGTTCCGGGTCTTGGGCTTTGTCTTTTTCCCCAGGGCTTTCCGATGGGTCTCAAAGACATCGCTCCAAAAGCGGATGTCTTCTTCAGACGGGTTCCCTGTTTCCAGATGGCTGCACCACCAGTCCGGGAATCCCTGGAGCCTTGCACATTCTGCCGGCATCAGGCGGCGGACACGAGCATGGCTGTTGATGAGCGGCGGATCTTTATAATCCGTAGCTACCAGGGAACTGGCCATTTCCTTCGCCGCCCGTGTGAAGTGGGAATTCTTGCTGGCACTATAGGTCAGCTCCACCACAGCGATGCCGCCCTGGTTGCTCCCCGGTACATTTCCCGAACGGTCGACGGTCCGGCAGGTATCGCTTTCATAAACATGGTTGCGCATATTGCGGGTGCCGTCCGAGGTCTGCCGCACATCGTAGGTCTTCTTCTCCTCGTCACCCCCGCCCTGCAGGACCAGCGGCTGGTTATTGCCGCCCGTCCCATACTGCGCCGTGAGTGACGGATTCACAGAGAGCGGTCCTTTGTACCTGGCATCGGCGCCGTGGTTCTCGAAGACGCTTCCCGGAACTTCCGCAATGACTGGAGGATGATGGGCTTCGGCCCGCAGTGTGTTTGTCCGCTCTTTTGTGACATCCATATGGATGCCGCCCTGATCATTCAGGCAGACTGTGCCTGCCGCTCCAGCGCCAGGCGCAAGATGCATGGCAGCACTCTGCCATGCTCGGAAGCCCTGCGCAGAATACCCTGACAGGCCCTCGGACTCAAATAGAATCTTTCCGGCACTTTGTCCATCAAAATCTGCGACAAGGTAGATGCGCTTTCTTCGTTGGGGGACGCCCCAGTATTGGGCATCGAGGACGCGCCAGGCCACAGAGTACCCGTTTCCCAGGATGCATCCTGCAGGCTGCCATCTGGCACAGCCAGCCACTGAAACCGCAGGGTCTTTGATGCGGCAGATTTCTTCGAGGACCGTCCGGAAATCCTCACCCTTGTTACTGGAGAAAGCCCCGGGGACATTCTCCCACACGATATATCTTGGATATTGTCCATTCGTTTCTTCCCTCATTTCCTTCACGATGCGCACTGCCTGATAGAACAGCGAGGACTGCGAACCACCAAGGCCGTCCCTTTTGCCGGCAATCGACATATCCTGGCAGGGACTGCCGAAGGTAATGATGTCTACCGGCTCGATCTGTGCGCCGTTTATGGCACTCACATCGCCGTAATGCTTCACAGATGGCAGCCGTCTTGTCGTCACGCGGATGGGGAACGGCTCGATTTCCGAGTTCCATACAGGACGGATGCCCGCCAGGATGGCGCCCAGTTCAAAGCCGCCGCTCCCGGAGAACAGGCTTCCCAGCTTAATCTGTTCCATCATCTGCCACCTCCGCATACGGGATTTTCTCATCCCCGCGCAGTACAAACACGCCTGCGTCCCCGCATTCGCTGATGTATCGCTTTACAATGACATCGACGAACTTCTCATCAAGCTCGATGCCGTAACAGATGCGATTCGTCTGCTGGCAGGCCATGAGCGTCGAACCGGAGCCGAGGAACGGGTCCAGGATGATGCAGTGGCTCATGGACGAATTCTGTATGGGGTACGCCATCAGGGCGATGGGCTTCATGGTCGGATGCTCTTTGCTGGCTTTCGGCCTGTCGTATTCCCAGATGGTCGTCTGCTTGCGGTCGGAATACCATTGATGCCTGCCGTTCAGCTTCCAGCCAAAAAGACACGGCTCATGCTGCCATTGGTACGGGCTGCGCCCCAGCACCAGGGCGTTCTTCTTCCAGATGCAGCAGCCGGACAGGTAAAAGCCTGCGTCCTTGAATGCCTTGCGGAAGTTCAATCCCTGGGTATCGGCGTGGAACACATAGATGGAAGCATCCTGCTCCATGTTCTGTTCCATGTTGACGAAGGCTGCAAAGAGGAACTGGTAGAACTTATCGTCCGGCATATTGTCGTTCTTAATCTTGCCGGCTGTTTCTTCCACATCGACGTTATAGGGCGGGTCCGTCAACACCATGTTGGCTTTCTTCCCGGCCATCAGCCGTTCATAAGTCTCCGGCAGCGTGGCATCGCCGCAGATGACGCGGTGGTCACCTAGGAGCCAGATATCTCCTTCCCTGGCAACAGTCGGCTTTTCCAGTTCTCCGTCGACGTCGAAGTCATCTTCCTTGATTTTCTTGTTGTACACTTTCGAGAAGAGCTGCTCGACTTCCGGTGCTTCAAAGCCTGTCAGGTCGACGTTGAAGTCGACGCTCTGCAAATCGACAATAAGGTCGGCCAGGAGCTGTTCGTTCCAGGCACCACTAACCTTATTCATCGCAATGTTGAGAGCCTTTTCTTCCGTCTCATTCATTTCCACAGTCACACATTCGATTTCATCCACGTTCAAGTACTTAAGTACATTTAAACGCTGATGTCCCGATATGACCGTATTATGATTTGCCGTATTAACGACAATAAGTTCAACATAACCGAAATGCTCGATGGAATTTTTCAGTTTCTCGAATTCTTTATCCCCGGGCTTTAACTCCTTCCGTGGATTATATTTTGCCGGATTCAGATCCGCAATCTTCATTTTCTTGATAGTTAAATTATTCATAGACAATGCAGCCTTTCTCTTACAAGGACGCGGATGATTTCCCAATCCGGTATGAATTGATAAAGAACTTTTTGTTGGAATTCAACAACACCATGACAATGAGGACAAAGAGGAACGAGGTTATTCCATACATTTTTCCCGCCTTCTCGAACAGGAATGATATGATGCATCACAATCCTATCTCGCCGGCCGCATCGATGACAAAAGTTGTTTCTTCGTATTCTTCTGCTCAGAAGTTTCCATGCATAGTCGTAAGGACCATATTTCCGACGAGCTTGTGCATTTTGTTTTAATGTTGTCAGAATTTTATCTTTCACTGGTTCATCATACGTATCCCAACGTCTTTTGGTTGCTTCTCCAATTTTCTTCTTAGTAGATGCAGAATGATAATCATCACCCAGCCGTTTCTTACGCTGTTTTAAGCCACGACTTACTTTCTTACGAAATTCTGGATCTTTATTTTTAGCAACAATGTCTGCCCTCGTTTTTTGCCATTCGTGCTGGCAAGCTACCGAACAAAAGAAATGAGAGGGAACTTTTCCGGCAGCATATTTTCGACTTCCCTTTTTCCCACAAATTTCACATATGTAACGGATACGCATGCGAGTCATTCCTTTCATCGTTAAAGGTAGCCGCCACCGCCCGGCCATAGCCGGCGAGGTGGTGCCACCTGCAATAATTCCGTACGCTGTCCCGCGACAGCTTGGTCTTCCTGGCGATGGCCTTATAGCCCATCCCCTGCTTCCGCATGGCTTCTATCTGCTGCCGCTGGCAGTCGTTCATGACAGGCTCCTTTCACGCAACAAAAAAGCTCCGGGCCACCATGGGCCTGGAGCCAAAGTATTCAATTTCAGATGCCGGGTATCCCCCCTTATGAATTTCGCGTTTTTTCACGTTTGAGGGGGCGGCGGTCATGGACGGAAGAGCTACAGAGATTGACATCCCCCCGCCCATTATTATTCTATTCATTTCCCATTTCCAATGTTATAATAAAAAGAAAACGGGAGAGGTCAGTATTCATGCTCACTATAAGACAAATGATGCGTTACTTACGTAATAATCATAACATGTCCATAAAAAGCAACCAGGCTCATGCTTTACGAAACCTTGGCTATTACCACGGATATAAAGGATATCGTTTCATCCGCACTCCTCAAAATCGAATATCCTTCCGCACCTTCGATGAACTACTCGCCATTAATAATTTTGATATGCATTTAAAATCATTGCTGTATTCAAAAGTCATGTTCATCGAAACAGCGCTCAAAAGCTATGTCATTGAGGCTGTCCTTGCTGATAGCAAATCCGAAAACATTAATGACATCTTTAATCGTTCTCTGACTTATTATAAAACATTTGGAGCTGGTAGTCATGAATATAAACGTTTTTTCACTAAGCGAATGACATTACGCGGTTCCATTAACAATACGCTTAAACGTGACTATGGTCAACATAATCAAATTGTTAATCACTTCTTCAATCAAGATCGTGAAATTCCTATCTAGGCTATATTTGAATCCATGACACTTGGAGATTTTGGCACCTTCTTTTGGTGTTGTAATAAAAGTGTAAAACTCTATACCTCTAAGTTGTTAGGACTACCTTCAAATCTGGACGCCGACGGTGAATTGACTAAAGATATTATCTTTACAATTAAGGATCTACGTAATGCAATCGCTCATAACAATGTAATTTTTGATGCTCGCTTCCGTACCAATAAAATTAGTCCACGCCTTGTTAGCCTCTTGCAGAAAGAAACATCTGTTCAACAAATTGATTTTCAATATATTGATGCTTACATCATATTAATCATTTATGTGCTAAGAAAAATGCAAGTAACAAAAACAGAATGTAAACAACTCATTTCTGGTTATAATAATAGCAAAGAACTATTACGCCAACAAATTTCAACTCCTATTTGGAATCAAATTCTTGGTTCAGGAACAAGGCAGAATATGGAATCACTAAAAGCATTCCTCACAAGGTCATAATTATAATTTTCTTGCTTTTGGGGAATTTATTTGCTATAATAACTTTGAAGAAAGTGGCTGACGTCTTCGGACTAGGCCCTAAAGAGACTCGATGCGTCGAGTCTCTTTTTTTGACTAATATTGATATCTTATTTCCCGGTCTTCGGTCATCGTCTTATGGTCATGGCAGCTCTTGCACAAAGTCTGCCAGTTCTTTTCGTCCCAGAACAAGTCCGGGTCGCCGCGATGCGGCTTGATATGATCCACGACCGTTGCCGGGACGAGCCGTCCTTTCTTTTTGCATCGGACACACCATGGATGACGATTCAGAAAGAACTTCCTGGCTTTCTGCCACTCTCTCCCGTAGCCGCGCAGCACCGCGTTCTTCCGTTCGCCCTGGCACTGCTGTTCATGTTCGTCACAATATTTTCTCCCATACGGCACCAGCCTTGGGCATCCCGGATACTTGCACGGTGTCTGTGATCTTCTTGGCATTCGTATCATCTCCGGCATCAAAAAAGGACCGATGGCTTTTAAACCACGGTCCCTCATTCTTTTCTTGCTGATTATACTATACCACGCAGATAGTACTGACATCTAGTGCTGTTTACGTGACACTTACTGACAATTACTGGGAATTTCTATAAGGAGCCTCTAAAAACTCTGTTTTAGAAGCCCAATTTTCTTATTAAATGCCCCCTTCTGCCATCAAAGCCATATACAAAGGGGATCTAGCTTCGTAAAGCCAAGGAGATTAGCAAACTGAACACTCCCCACAGCGACATGAAAGATATATTGCCAAATTTTCAGCTAACATCTCTCGAGAAGTCACTTTGCCGCAAGAAAAATATCGATGTTTTGAGAATTCTGCTCGAGTTTCTTTCGCTCAAGCGTCAGACGGGAATTAATTTGCTCAGGAATATCACATCCATATCTACGGTTCAGGCCTTCAGTAATATATTCCTTCAGTATTTCCTTTTTAGATAAAAACGCATTGCCCAGATCAAAGTCCAAGCTCGACATCATAACGAACCAGCAAATTGGCGAATTGATATCCATTCAGCAAAATAATATTTGCTTTTCCTGCTTTTTCCTTAGCATCATTTGAAAACTCTTTTTCAGAATTAATGACAATAAAGATAGAGTTCTGATATTCTTCCTTATCCTTCATAAGGATTAACTGTTTCACACCATGCAGATCATCTGCATCTGTTCCTTCTTTCTTTTTCGCCTGGATACAGATTCTGGGGAAGATTGCATTCCCTGTATTGATATTGCTGATAGCATCCAGCAAAGAGTTGTTCTGAACCGCAGATAGGACAATATCAATATCGCCCCCATCTTCATGCTGATTCTTGGCGATAACAGCATAACCATTTTTCTCAAACAGCTTTGCAATGATATCTTCAAAGGTATGGGAATCCCACTTCACCATTTGTTTGACTATATCATTTAAATATTCATCTCTTGTCTTTTTTGTTGCAGTATTAAGATGATCAATCAATGAAGTGTTGGGATTAGCAATTGCATCAGGATCTTTTTTAAATAAGCTGATCAAAACGCCCACTGCTTCAATAAAATCATTATTCCAAACATGATTAATGGGCGATTGATAGGCCTTAAATTTTGTAGAAATAATTCTTGCCTCGTTATTTGCATTATATGGACAGCTGAAAAGCGGTCTCACTGTAATGAAATTCCCGAAATCATCCCAACCGTCAGGAATTTTAAAATCATATGGCTTTACACACTTTAAGATGGAAAAGCTACGGCACGGATTATTTTTTTCCTTACGCAGACTGACTTTTGGCACGATAATCAAATCATCAGGTTTGATTTCCAGCATAATACGAAGGTTTCTATAGCGCCTGCTTTTTTCTGAATCTGAACCGTCATTTGTCCAGACCTTGTTCCATGCCTGCAAAAAATCCTTTTCTTCCACATCAATTCGCATGCCATCGGCCCCCCAGCCCTGGTGGAGGCGTCCCTGCAGAATTTCCTGACGCACTTTTTGAAAATCCTCATCATAATTGATTCGAAAAACAAATACACTCATGATAGTTTCTCCTTATCCTCAATCCATATTATCACGATTTTAGAAATGGCCTATATTTTTTAACGCTTCTTCGTGCATCCGGTATACCTGCCGTACATTCAGTTTCAATGTTCCTGCAATCGACGCCCAATCTTTAAAGGCCAAGTAACGTAGCTCCAACACCACCCTTTCCCGATCATTCGGCACCTGACCGATTGTTTTCATAATTTCGGCCTTTAAATCCACTAACCTGTCAATCTCTTCATCCACTTCACGTTCCAGATCCATCATCCGGATAATCGTATCTTCCAAGCGGTGCGGATTGGGAGTACCACTTGGTGGTACCAAGCTTAAGGTAGATGTTGCTTTTCTCGCCAGTTGCCGTAGTGCTGATACCTGTTCCAGCTTGCTGTCGATCTGGATATTGATATTCCTTGCCTGTTCCAGGTAGGCTTTCACTTGCATATAATCCATTTCCCCTTTGATTTCTTCGCTCATTTTATTATACCATCCTTTCCCGTATCCGTCATGCCCAGGTCAGCCTTTACGGCTTCAATCAGTGCGGCCTGGGTTCCGTCTTTGTGTTTCAAGACGTTCAGGATGCGTTCGTCAATCGTGTCCTTGGCTACGATGTGCTGTATGATGACCGTCTTGTCCGTCTGCCCCTGCCGCCAGAGCCGGGCGTTAGTCTGCTGGTACAGCTCCATGCTCCAGGTCAGGCCGAACCAGACCAGGATGGAACCGCCCTGCTGAAGGTTCAGCCCGTGTCCGGCAGAAGCCGGATGGATAAGAGCCACGGGTATCTTTCCCTCGTTCCAGTCGGCGAAATCCTGCGATTCCTTCAACTCCCTGGCTTCCATCCGCTTACGGATGCGGTCTTTATCGTGCTTGAACCAATAGGCCACCAGGACCGGTTTCCCGTTGGCGCTTTCCACCAGGTCTTCCAAGGCATCCAGCTTCCGGTCATGGATGGTCACCACATCCTTGTCATCTGTATAAATGGCGCCGTTCGCCATCTGCGAAAGTTTCAAGGTAAGCGACGCGGCATTGGCGGCTGTAACCTCGCCGCCTGGAAGTTCCAGCACCAGGTATTTCTTCAGTTCATCATACCGTTCCTTTTCTTTCTCGCTCAGGCTGACTTCCTTCGCTACGCTCACCAGCTCCGGCATTTTCAAGTAATCGGTCGCCTTCATGGACACGGTGATGTCGGCAATCTGGTGATAGATGGCTTCTTCCGCTCCCGGCAGGGGTTTGTAGGAATACACCACCATGCCATTGCGCTTATCCGGCTGGAAATACAGGTTCCGGTACTGGCTGATATATCTCCCCAGCCGCTTTCCCATATCCAGGATGCGGAACTCGGCCCAAAGGTCCATCAACCCATTGCCGCTGGGCGTTCCCGTAAGGCCGACGATGCGTTTCACTCTGGGGCGCAAGGCCTTCATGGCCCGGAACCGCTTCGACTGGTGGTTCTTGAAACTCGACAGCTCGTCCAGGACGACCATATCGAAATCAAGGCGGCTGTTCTCATAGAGCCAAACCAGGTTCTCGCGGTTCACAATATAGATATCCGCATCCTGCTGCAAGGCTCTTCTCCGTTCTGGCACGCTGCCGACCACGACGGAACAGGCAAGACATTTCAGGTGGTCCCACTTCTTGATTTCATCCGGCCAGGTGTCTCTCGCCACCCGCAGCGGAGCGACGATCAGCACCCGCTGTACTTCAAAGGTGTCATACATCAGGTCCCGGATGGCCGTCAGCGTCGTCACTGTCTTGCCAAGCCCCATGTCCAGGAACAGGGCCGTGACGGGATGGGACTCGATATATTCAATGGCGTATTTTTGATATTCATGCGGCATGAACTTCATGCACCTCCGCCCCCTTTCCCATCGGGCGTGCGGGCGATGGCCTTCAGGACAGCAGGGATGTCCTCCATGGCATCCAGGACGAAGACCTGGCAGCCCAGCCTCCGCAGCATGGCATGCCGCTTCAGCTGCAGCGGCCGTGGCTTCTGCCCCGGTGCCTTCACTTCCACGAAGCCTATCTTCCCATCACCCAATAGGACCAAGCGGTCCGGCATGCCGGAAAACGATGGCGAAACAAACTTCACTGCCATACCGCCTGCCTTCCTGGTTTCCATCACCAGATGATGTTCTATCTCTTTTTCCCGCATCGGTATCACCTCTTTTTTACAGGGGTGCAGGTCGTTGAAGGTCGTTCCGCAAACTTTCCTTAAAGGCATTTTTTCTATTTTTCAGCCCTAAAGGGAGTTTATGGATAGACCTGCACCGACCTGCACCTTCCCTTTTCCTCACAAGAAATCTGTGACCTTCAGTTTCAATCCATAAATAAAATACCCGGCTTTCCGCTTGCGCCTGTCAAACCCGGCTTTCTCCAGGGCCCCATAAAAATCTGTCGTGCTGCGGGTATACTCGTTCATCTGCTGGCAGTACAAGCGGTAGGCCGTATAAAGCGCCCCGGACTTTTCCTGGCATGATGGATCCACATCGCAGCAGTCTTCCAGGAAATGGCGGAGCCAGTCATTCTGCCCGCGGTATTCCCGGATAGCATCCCGCACACATTTCGGCATGGTCAGATGGTACTCGCTGGCAATGACCTTCTCCGCCCCTTCGATGATCCAGCGCAGGATAGCAGGCCCGGCTGTTTCCACCAGATAATCTGCATAGTTCTTGATTTCGCCATGGCCTTCAAACTGTGCCTTGAAGGGGATGACGATAAGCCGGCGCCATGTCCCCTCATCACTGGCCCCGACGCGGGGCAGATGGTTGGTATACAGAACCAGCGTATGGGTCGGCACAAAGGTAAACGGCGTCTTGTATTTCTTTTCGCCTCCGACTTCATCCGTAGAGCAGAGCTGCTTCAGAACGGAAGTGGAAAGCCGGACACCTTCTTCCATCTCGGCTGCGATGACCATGCGCTTGCCCTTGAGTTCCGCCATTTCCGGCTTGATGTTACGCTTGCAGTTCGCTGTCAGGGCATCGGCAGAAATGCCGCCGCAATAGCTTCCCAGCACCCGGGCAACGGAGTTCCAGTACGTAGACTTCCCGTTCCGTCCATCGCCATAGGCAATAACCAGGGCTTCCACGTACACTTTGCCAATGGCCATGAGTCCGCAGATTTCCTGGGCGTAATCAATCAGCTCCTGGTCGCCTGTGAAAAACTCGCCCAGGGCCTGCTGCCAGACCGCTTCCCCTTCCTCTCCGGGATCGATGGCGGTACATTTTGTAATATAATCTTCCGGACAATGATTCCGTCTGCCTGCCATCCCCTGCCGCAGGTCATACGTAAACGAAGGCGTGTTGAGCAGGAATTCATCCGCATCCAGGGCCTGGATGGGAATGAGCAGCATCGGCTTCAGGGCCTGCAGGGCCGAAATGATGTAGCGCATGTCCCGCCGCTTCATGACAAAGGCATAATATGCCAAAGACGCCTGGTAGGACTGGAAGGCTTTCTGCTGACTGCCTTCGATGACTTTCTCCAGCATCCGGCCACCCTTATCGATGAGTTCTGCCGCAACACCTATTTCCTGCAGCGCTTTTCTGCCATCTTCCATCTGGTCCCTGGCATCTGCCAGCTGCAGTTCCAGGAATTCTTCCACCGCGCCGATGGCTTCCTGATGGGATTCAGCCCAATAGATGCCGTTGTACCGGAGGAAATCGGTACTTTCCGTATACCGCAGCTCATCACCATATTCCCGCTTCAGCACTTTGGCCTGACCGATATCCGAGTAGTCTTCCGGCTTCAGGCTGCCCTGACGGGCAAAATCGTTATTGTACTGTTCCGGGCTGACGTACCCTTCCTGCCTGGCAATCTTTTCACCAAAGCGCACGGCACTCTGCCAGATTTTAGTGAGTTCTGCATCAGCAAGCGGAGGGTCGCATTTTTCGGCTTCTTCAAGGAAAATAGAGTATGCCCTCTCTGTTGCTCCATACCGTTTGATGACCCGGCCGGCAAAGCGGCTCATGGTATTATTGCGCTGTCCCTGGGGAATGCTGTGTGTCCCGGCTTCCCGGGCCTTCAGCACCTGGTCGATTGTCATTTTCCCATCCTGCCACAGCACCTTCTCAGCCGGACAGCCATAGATGAAACGGGCCGCATCAAGAGCCGCTTCGTCGAAAAAAGGATATGCGTGATAAACAGCCCGCTTCAGCTCCGTATAGCACGGTTCATCTGTAATCTCGGGAATCCCGAAATAGACGTGGAAGCGCGGCCTGGCACACTTCCCGTCTTTAGGCTTCATGTGATTCCGTGATGGGACGATAGCCATGGAAACCTCCGGCATCATGGCCAGGAATTTCTCCATGGTCATCCATTCAGCAGGATTTTCCGTATGTGAATTATCGCAGTCCATGACCAGGACGTCGGATGAAAGAAAATTCTCCCGTTTCCGGTAATCATTTTTGAATGCCGCACAGACATGGTCAAACGTAGCCGCTGCTCCAAGATCTGCGGCGCAGCTGATTTTCCGCTGTTCCGGATAACGGCAATTGGCTTCTGCTCCCGTAAGAGCAGCCGTATAAAGGGTAAATTCCATGATCTTTAAACCTCCTCAATATACCGGACGGGCTTTCTTTTGCGCCGGGCGTACTCGATTTCTTTCTGCATCCCGTCCGAGATGATATCGCCGAAAACCCAAAGTTCCGCACACTTGGACAAAAGGGCGATATCCATGAAAAGGGCCAGGTCCCGCTCCGTCTTTTCATCCAGGAACTGGGGCAGATACAGATGCGGGGCCAGCGGGATACCTCCCTGATCTGTCACATAGCGGCAGTATCTCCTCGCCCTGGCCGTATTGGCCTCCACATCCCCGGCATAAGGCGAACACACGTATACCAGTGGCCGGAAGGAGAACCTTGCCGGTTCCGCATTCCGGATGGCCTGATAGGCTGTCGGGTCCGGGTAGTGTTCCGCATTACGCTTCGGATCCATCTCCATCACGCACCTCCATCAGTTCCCGGGAACAATCTTCGCACAGGACGGCTGTCCCGAACAGGTCGCCCTTCTCGTCGCCCAGGACTTCCTCCAGATTCACCAGGACTTCCCTGCCGCAAACCGGGCAGCGGCAGAATACATTCTCATCGTTGATTTCAACCGTGACTTCCATGGCATCATTAATCGGTTCCTTGACGTAAAACATGCTTCATCCCTCCAGTTCCGTCTTGTAATAGGTCATGAGCATCTGTTTGCGCTGCTGGAAATCCGGACAGGAATACAGCAGGCCGTAATCCAGATGCTGCAGCCGGTCCAGAGCATGAATCTGCTGCGCGGTCAGATAAGGCCGGATGCTCTGCCCTTTTTCGATGCCGTTTGCCAGCCGGAACTGCTTGGCAGACATGCCGAGAACGATGCGGTTCAGCATATCGCACTCATTGCTGAAATGGTACGGCTTCGGGCTTTCATGCAGGCGGCAGATCATGTCCGTCAGCATCGGGAATTCCTGCCGGGCAGACAGGAGCGACCGGACACATTGTTCCATCTCGTTGAAACGCTGGATGTAGAGTTCCTTGAAGTGCATCGCCTTAGGGCCTGTGTAGCCCATGACCAGCATCGTGAAGCCATCACGGGTCAGCAGGTAACGCGGCAGTTTCCTTCCTCTAGCATCTCTGTAGGTACTGAGTATAAAATTGTCATGGATGAAATTTTCACTGAGCCCAGATCTGGGCTCAATGATTCTGGCGATATCCCGCAATACGTGACGATGGCCTTTCTCAAAAGTTGCAGCGACAAACAGGCTATCGACTCTGGCTACCCCTTTCTGGTCAGCAAACACACCGTAATCATCTTCAGGAATCAAATTCTTCATAGCGGATTCCACCTTTCATTAAAATTTCCGAGGAACTCGTCCTCTATCAGTAACAGGACAGAATCCGCTGCTTTAAGTACCTCCATTTCAATCTTTCTGATAAAATTCACACTCATACCCGTCTGCCCGGAGTAATAGCCCTTCGGCCCACGGCGGCGTCCGGCCCATCTGCTCGCAGATGGCATCGACGCTGGCATCCCGGCAGCATTCGATGATCAGTTCATCATGGACATGGCCGACGATGGCACAGCACCGCAACGTCTGCATGGCATAGCAGAGGATGTCCCGGCTGATGCCCTGGACGATGTTTTCCACGAACTTCGGGCCGTAGCTTTCCAGCCGTTCCCACTTCTTCGTTGCTCCGATGCCCTCATAGGTGACGGATTCCCCGCCGAAGCGGTTCTCGCCTATCCGGGGCTTCACATAGGAAAGCCGCCGTCCGCTTGGGAGCTGAATGAACAGCATGCCGCTCTGGCAGAGGAAGCGGATGCAGCCGGCCCGCATGGAGATATGTTCCTTGATGGCTGTCTTCACGGTGGCATCCACCTGCCACCAGAAATCGACGATATGCGGATTGGCCGACCGCCAGGACTGCACCAGAGGATACAGCTCGTTTTCCGTAAGACCCATGTCCAGGGCGCCCATGGCCTTCAGGGCGCCGACGGAGCCGCCATAGCCAAGGGCCAGTTCTGCGATTTTCCCTTTCTGCCGGAGATGGCCATTGACGCCATGTTTTTCCACGGGAACGCCGAACATGGAGCTGGCAGAAGCACAATAGATATCGCCATTCCTGGCAAAGACATCCGAACGCCATGTTTCCCCTGCCAGCCACGAAAGCACCCTGGCTTCAATGGCCGAAAAATCCGATACCACAAACTTCAGCCCCTGCCGGGGTACAAAGGCCGTACGGATGAGCTGGGAAAGGACATCGGGGATGGAATCATACAGGAGTTCCAAGGCTTCGTAATTTCCCTGGCGTACCAGCTCCCGGGCTTCCGATAGATCCGGCAGATGATTCTGGGGCAGATTCTGCAGCTGGATATGCCGGCCGGCAAAACGCCCAGTCCTGTTGGCCCCATAGAACTGGAACATGCCCCTGGCCCGGCCATCCTCGCAGGCCGTCATCTCCATGGCCTGGTATTTTTTGACTGAGGATTTGGCCAGCTTCTGCCGAAGCAGCAGTACACTGCGCAGCGGTTCTTCTGCCGTCTTCAGCAGTTCCTGTACCTGCTTCTTTCCCAAAGAATCGGTCTTCATCCCATGCTGTTCCAGCCAGCCAATCATCTGGATGACGGAATTTGGGTTCTCCAGGCCCGTCTTTTCCTTCAGCACAGCCATCAGGCTGTCCCGGCTGCGGGCATCGATGGCGATGGCATTTTCAGCCAGCGTCTGGTCAATGGCGATGCCCCGGTCGTTGATTTCCTGGTCGAGATGATATTCATCCCATATCGGTCCCGGGACGGGATACTTCTTCAGCCGCTCCTGGATAGCCATTTCCACTTCCACATCCCGTTTGTTGTAGGACTTGAACAGCGTCCATTTATCGGGTGCATGCCGAGGTAGATTCCTCGTCCTGCCGCCATTCGATTTGGTTTCCTTGCAGGGAACGCAGAAATAGCGGATCAGGTCTTTGCCTTCCTTCATTTTCTGGCTGTCCAGTTTCAGCACGGCCCCTGCGCCTTCCAGGGAAAGGGGCAGCCCCATATAGGCCGACCAGACCATGGAGCATTTCCATCCTGCCGGATTGAGGAATCTGGCACAGTCCCGGGAAAGCGGATGATGGTCATGGAACGGATCCAGGCTCATCCCCAGGTCACGCAGGTACCGCGACAGGCAGACCCGTTCGAAGCTGGCATTGAACGCCCACTTGGTGACGGCTTCATTGGTCAAGGCATCCAGGATAGCATCCGGGATGCCCTCTCCCTGCGCCAGGTCAACGACCTGTACCTCGCCGCCGTCCACAGCATAACCGAAGAGGAGGATTTCAAAGGCTGGCGATTCTGCGTATTTGTACACGCCGCATTTAGCCAGGTTGACATCACTGAAGGTTTCAATATCGATACTGATGTTTTTCATACTCTTCACCTCGAAAAAAAACGGCGAGGCACAAGGCCCCGCCGCCGCTATTTACCACTGCTTATTTCCGGAAGGATTCCATCTGCTTGCGGTGGTACTCTTCTTCCCGTTCTTCCCGGTGCCGGGCCATTTCTTCATCCCGCTGGTCTTTTTTGATATCCGTATAGATCATGGCCACGAAGAACCCGCCGGCGCACAGTGCAACCAGGCAGTACAGGCCGTCCAGAATCAGTCTCATCATAGTTTCCATAATCGCGCCTCCTTATGCCAGGAAATCATCATCGTCAGCTGTAGCAAAATCATCTTCTGCACGGGGCTTGCCGCCGAGGGGTTCGCCATCACGGATTTTCTGCAGATTGTTCAGTCCGCAGGCAATGCCTTTATTGCCGTTGCTGTTAAAGGCATAGAAGTTGATGGAAGCACGGCCATAGACGCCGGAGTATACTTCAGAGCGTTCCAGGATATGCTGGCAGTCGGCATCGACGATGCCCGGCTTGGTAGCCGAGTTGGCATTGACGAAGAAGCTGTCTTTATAAGCGTCATCGCCCGGGCGTTCCAGGTCGCCGTCACGGAGCGGTGTCTTGATGACTTCGAGAGCCGGTACGGCGCGGCCATTACCCTTAAGTTTGCTTTCGCCTTCTTCGTAGGCAGCCTTGATGGCGGCGCGGATTTTTTCTACGGTCTTCGTATCCGATTTTGGGATAATCAGGCTGACGCTGTACTTCGGCGTACCGCCATTGATGGACTTCGGTTCCCAGACGTTGGCATAAGACCAACGGGTATTGACACTAGTAATCACTTTGCACGGGTTTACATAGTTCTTAGACATAATAGTTTCCTCCTATTTTTCAATACTGAAATCATCTGCCGCAGTGTGCATAGCGGGTCTCTTGTCCGATTCCAGCACCAGGACCGGCTTGCCTTGCGGCTTTTCTATTAAATCTGACAGCAGTTCTTCGAACCGCTTCTTACCCAGCTGCTTCGTCATCGCTGTGATGCCAAGCAGCTTCTTTTCATATGGGTCGAAACCCGCGTTTTCTACAGCCGCAGCGACTGCTTCTTCATTTACGTAGCGGCGGTTCGACCGTCCTTCGACCAGTTTCCATCCGTCCCACTGCTTGCCGGACAGGGCCTGTTGTAAAGCGTATTCTTTGACATCCCCGGCCCAGTTCACCAGTTCATCGGCCTTGTCCAGAACGGCTTCGATTTCTTCATCCCGCAGCGTGGATGGAACGGCGAAATCATACCGGGCTAGTTCCAGATTGTACTCGGCACGTTTACGACAAGTCGCCTTGATCTTACAGAAGCGGCAATGGTCGCCGGCCTTGTACGCCCCTTCGCCTTTGGACGCAAGTTCCGCTGCGGGCTTCAGCACCGTTTCGGCCCACTGGAGCAGCTCTTCCTTGCCCAGGGTATAGGTGCTGACATTATCGCGGCGGGGTTGGAAGATGGTCATGGACACCTGGTGGATATCATAGATGCCATCGAACAGATTCAAGGCCCCGAGTGCGTAGCACATCATTTGTGGGTTCTTTTCTGCATCCACCAAGACCCCCAGGCCGTGCTTGTAATCGATGACCGTCAAGGTATCGTCGGCCACAATGAGGCAGTCGCCTGTGCCGAACCCGCCCGGCACCCACCTGGAAAAGTCCAGCCGCTGTTCAATCATGATTAGCGGATCCTTGCAGGATGCTTTGGCTGTGGCCAGACATTCCATGACGAACTGTGCGTATTCATCGGTGCATTCCGCCATCTCCTCGTCAAAATACGTCAAGGATTTCGTCGGGTCCTCCAGTTTCTGCCCCAGTGCCGTCTTCACCTTGAATTCGCAGAGCGTATGGGCATCCGTTCCCTGGCGGGCGAACTCGCTGGACGTATCTGGCATTTTGGCGCATTCCAGTGCGGACGGCGGGCAATTCAGCCAGCGGTAACTGGACGATGCGGACAGTAATGCATGTTTATTTTGCATTTCCCAGTACCCCCAGTTCTTTCAGAAAGGTTTCGTACTTTGCCGGGTCCATGCTGGACAGCTTGTCTGCGCCGTATTTCTGGATGAGGCCACGTACTTCATCCGTAAATCCCTGGCGGGACTTGTCGGCGGCAACCTTTCGAACATCTTCCAGGGTGAGGGTTGGGGACTCCGGTTCTTTCTTGGAAACCTCCGGGGCAGGCACCTCCAAGGATGCCGCAATCTTTACCAGAGCGGCCCCGCATTTCTTCAGTTCAGCGGCCAGGCCGGCCAGTTCTTTGTTTGTCATACCATTTGGCTCCTTTCGCTTTTCTCTTCATGTGCAGCATCATAAGGTTCCGGGCAGCCCGTTCGGCTGTGTCGCTGATTTCCATCAGCACTCCAGCCAGTTCCCAATCCAGGGCTCGGCTGCATTCTTTTAGCATTTGCTTTTCCATAGCTTGTCCTCCTTTCTGAAGGGTTCTTGTTTTGCCCCTTCACCATTAACAGGACATTTCCAGGCTGTTTAAGTACCCATTTTTGAAAAATCCGGCCAGAAATTTTCCAGCCGGATATGCCATCCCTTTACTGATAATCTTCCAGCCGTTCCCGCAGCTCCGCCAGCAGTCGGTGTTTTCTATTGTTGACCCCTTTCTGAGAAAGACCCACTTCCCGGCCGATGACCGCTTCGCTGACGCCATTGAAAGCCATCTTCAGGATAGTCTGGTCCAGTTCTTCCAGCTTGGCCAGTTCTCGCCGCAGGGCTTCCAGGAGCTCTTCTTTCTCCACGATTTCTTCCAGACTGTCCTGTTCGGTTGCCTCCAGGAATCCATATTCTGTTTCGCACAGTTGCTCGTAGGATACGGGAGTATCCCAGCCCTGGAGAGTCTTGTTCGCCTCCTGTTTTCTGCGTTTTTCGACCAGCCGCTGCTGCCGTTTGTCTTCCTTCCACTCCGGCCGCATATAGGCCTCATACTGTTCCCTGGTGGCCGGGATGAGGATGGTCCGGACCTTCCGGTTCCCGATTTTCGACCACTGCAGTGGTGCGTCTTCAAATTCCTTAGTGATGATGGTTCCCTCCTTTACTTCCATGGGAATGTAGTACTGCTTTTCGACTCTGGTTGTCTCTTGATTGGCCATGTGCGGTCTCCTTCGCAAAATGCGAAGCGAAGATCCACACAGGCAGCCTGTTGTAATCGGTCATAGGTGCTCCTCGCTCCGTATGGCCAACCATCCCGATAGGCTGACGTGATTAATTTTCCAGACCGTCTCTCGGCTCCGGGCACACCCGCGTCCGGGGGTGAACGTTGAGACAGTTTCTCTTTTGTTTCCCTAACCTTAGCAATCTTCGATATATTTTCAGGGACCAAAAGAAATGGTAAAATGAAGTTAACTTACATCCCTACTATACAAAACGCCCCTCTCTCAAATTAGATGTTTTAGGAAACCGTAGGAAAAATAGGAAAACAAGGAGACCTACCATGTTGTTCAAAGAGGTCATACACGCTATTCGTCCTCATCTCATGAAAGATGCAGAAGTTCCTAGTTTCATGCGTAATCTTATCCAGATGCTCTGCGACATCCCTGAAGATGAATGGTATACAAAAAGAGACCCTTCCTCAGAAGAAAGCTATAAGGATGGATCTCTCAGAAAATTCTATACAAATAAGCCCACCAAAAAATTGGCAGGAAAAATGTTATCCCGTCTGACACGAGATAATTTCATCGAGTCAATACATGATCCAAATCGATCAGATGTTGTGCTTGACGGTTTAGCAAAGGACATAACACCATTTGCTGAAGGCGTAACCAAAGATAATGTTGGTGAAAAGCTATTCGATTTGCTAAAGCGTGGTCTCGAAGAGCTTATCGATCCGTCATTGGAAAATACACGACGTGAGCAAGAAGCACACTATAAGTCAAATCAGTTGAAAGGGCAATATGGCAGTGGTCTATTAGATGATTGCAACAACACCTGCTCTATGCCAGGCTGTTCGCACCATCTTCAAAAATTTGCTGATGACGGAAGAAGCACTCCCGATTATGAGGTTCTTATCATCAATGAAAAGAAAGCACCTTCTTTCTCAAATATCTGTGCCGTTTGTCATGATTGCTTTGAACAATATATTTTAAAGCATACAGTGCGCGAACGTAAGGAACTCGAAACAGCAAAAGAACTGCAGATTGAGTCCAGAAAAGCAAGAAGTACAATATCTGATGTAAACATTGATAAAGGCATAAGAAGGGTTGTTGAAAGCCTGATTTATTTAAAGCCAAGCACTTTGACTTCGTTAAATTACGAGCCAACGTTTATTGCAAATAAGATTGATGAAGATGAAAATCTTCTTCTGGCGGAAACCGTAAAAAATTATGTCACAAAATACTTTTTCTATATTAATCAAATCATGCAGAACCTATCACGCCAGAAGCAATATTCAGACGAGTTGGTACGTATTGAAATAAAAACCATTTGTCAGCGCTTAGAAGATAAAGGACTTTCACAAATTGCAATATATGAAAGTATATCTAAGCAAATTCACCGCATAACAAAACAGAATCTGATTTATTGTAATATTGTTGTCTGTTATTTCATTCAATCCTGCGAGGTATTTCATGATATTACCAAATAAACTTTTTTCATATAATGACAGCATCTTATCCAAAATGCCGTGCATCCTATATAATTTGGATACTCCTAAGACTCCGGTCGAACTTCTACATCTATGCAGAAATATCAAGGGGCCTGTAGAACTCGTTGATATTCTGGATTGTTTATATGCCCTCAAAAAAATCACTTTAAATGACAAGGGAGAAATAGAAAAATGTTAATAGAAATATCTTGCTCCAAATTTAAAACTTCAAAGCGCCCAAAGGAATCAATAAACTTCCGCCCAGGGTTAAATGTCGTACTAGGAAGTAAGAATGGAGCGAATTCTATTGGAAAATCCACCATGCTTATGATAATTGATTTCGCATTCGGTGGTTCGTCTTATGTAAAAAGCGATGCGGTGATTGAATTGGGAAACCATGAAATATTTTTCACCTTTCGTTTTTCAAATCAAGATTACAGATTTTCGCGAGATACAGCAAATCCTGATGTAATTCGTAAACATCTGTCAAAAGACATCTTCAAAGAGATAAGCTTGCATGAATACACTCAATGGCTTTGTCATCAATACGCAATGGATTACCCTGGAGTTTCATTCAGAAATACAATCAGCCGCTTTTTCCGTATCTATAAGAAAAGCAAAATCGACGAAATGCAGCCATTGAAAATCAGAGAGTCAGAGAACAGCACGGCTGCCATCAATGTCTTGCTCTGTCTCTTTAATCACCATAATGAGATTTCATATTTCCAGAATCAGTTAAAATCTGCTAAAGACAAATACTCCGCCTTTCGTACAGCACAGAAATACAACTTTATCGCCTCTGCTATTACACGACAAAAAGAGTATGATAAGGCACAAGCAAAGTTAGCCGAATTACGTCAAGAAAAAGAAGACTTGGCTTTCTCCAATAATTCCTCTGTTGATACAGAAGAAGTGAAAAAGGCAAATCAGATAAATGAACTGAAACGATATCTTCGTGATGCTAGGAAAAAACTGGAGCAGAAGAAAAACGATATTCATCTCGTCGATTTAAATCTTCAACTTGGGATCCAACCCACAGAAGCAGATTTGAATAATCTCTTGACATTCTTCCCCAATGCCAATATTGAGAAACTAGCTAAAATCGAACAATTCCACCACAAGATACAATCTATACTAAAAGAGGAATTGCTTGAAACAAAAAGCAGAATGGAGCAAGAATTAGTTCCCCTTCAAAATCAAGTAGATAAAATTCAAGAGCATATTGAAAAGCTTAAGCCATCTATGGCATTCAGCGATGAATTTCTCGCAGCATATACTAAGCTCGATCATGAAATCACTACCTTGGAAAATGAATGCGATAATTTTATCAATCTGCAAAATTTAACTGAAATCGAAAAGCAAGCAAAGAAAGCACTTGAAGAACGAACCACGTTGCTTCTGCATCAGATGGAAAAAAGTATTAATGATGAAATGGAGAAAATCAGTGACTTCATATCTCATGGTGAGGACAATGCGCCCATTCTTAGATTGCTAAAAAGCAACAGCTATACCTTTGAAACACCCAGGGATTCAGGGACCGGAACCAATTATAAAGGGATGCTGATTTACGATTTGAGTATTTTAAAATTAACATCACTGCCGGCACTTGCTCACGATTCATTATTATTTCCAAATATTTCCGATGAAAACCTGCGGCAACTCCTATATTTATATGCATCAGTCAGAGAAAAACAAATCTTCATAGCATTTGACCGACAAGACAATTTAGGGCCAGATATTTCTTCCCTGCTCAATGGCCATGCAGTTATAAAACTGGGGCCAAACGATGAAACTCTGTTTGGTATTCAATGGGGAAAGAAAATCTAAAAAAAAAACGGCAGTAACGATAAAAAGCTATCGTTACTGCCGTATTCATATTGTCGTCTTTTTCTTCGCCTTTGTCTTAAGGCCACTCCCCTATTTCCAGGCACAAAAAAAGTCGGCCATCTGCCGACGTTTGCCAAGACCTCGCTATATATGGACATTTCCGCTATGCACACCGTTTCCAATATTGTATCAATCCCAAGCATCTTTGCTCGACCAGTAAAATATGTCGTCCCGCAACAGGCATACCGGCCTTGACCTCCATGACCGACCGGACATTATCTGCCCGATCCTGGCGGCGCAGCTGCCATTGTGCTGTCGTAGGG